AAACTTTATTTGCACAGTTAATGGTTGGTACGGTGCTGTACAGAGAATGGGTCTTTTCAACCAAGAGAACGGCATGTTCTTCGAGTACGATGGTCAGCAACTTTACGCTGTTCTTCGTAGCTCAATTAAGCAGATTGCTGGTCGTGTAACCGTAACAAACGGAAGCACAACAGTTACTGCAACCGATGGTAATTTCCCAACCATTTTTAGCAAGCAGCTGACCCCTGGTCAGTACATTGTTATCCGTGGTAGCTCTTACCGTGTTACTGACATTGCTAGTGACACACAGCTTACTATTAGCCCTGCTTACCGTGGTATTACTGCTAACTACGTGACTGTTACAGCCACTGTCGACAACCGTGTGCCACAGTCACAATGGAACATCGACAAGCTTGACGGAACTGGCCCTAGTGGTTACAAGCTTGACTTGACTAAGATGCAGATGTGGTACCTTGACTACTCGTGGTATGGTGCTGGTTTTGTGCGTTGGGGCCTAAGAACTACTGATGGTAACATTCTGTTCTGCCACAAGTTGGCAAACAACAACAGCAACACTACTGCTTACATGCGTTCTGGTAACCTACCGGGTCGTTACGAATCATCTACGATCCCACCTATTACTACCACTGTTTCTGGTATTGGTGCTACAGATACAACAATCTATGTTAACAACACGTTGAATCCAGCTGGTAATAGTGCATTCCCTGCTTCAGGTGTTCTTGCGATTAAGAACGCTACAACTGGTACTGAGTACGTAAGCTACACGTCTGTAACGGCCAGCAGTTTTGGTGGTTTGACTCGTGGTATTGCCACCCCTGCTTCCCTGACGCTTTCTCTAACATCTGGTAGCCCAGTTGGTAGCGGAACGATCACTGGTGTTGCAGTCGGCTCTAAGGTTACTGCACCGACTTTGTTCCCTGATGGAACATACGTTGCTTCTATTAGCGGTAATTTTATTACGTTTAGCAATTCTTCTGTGTCCACCAACGCTAGCGCAACAGTGCCAGTGCAGGCTATGGGGCTTGCAGGGACTGCATTTGCATACTCTGCTACCGCACCCACTTCGGTTGAGTTGTCAATGCCTACACACAGCCCGTACTTTAGTCACTGGGGTACTGCTGTGACAATGGACGGTGGTTTCTCACCTGACGCCAACCTCTTGTTCACGTATGGTCAGACTACGCCAATTACGCTGGCTTCTGGTCAGACAAAGGCTCTAATGTCGATTCGTATTGCCCCTAGCGTTGACAACAGCCAGACAAGTTCTATCATTGGGTCCCACGAACTTGCTAACCGTGTGCAGCTTCAGCTCCAAACACTTGACGTATCAGTTACGGTTACTGGTTCACAGGGTGTTGGTGCCGGTAACGTTCTTATTAAAGCCTACCTTAATGGTGTACCACAATTGATTAATGGTGGTAGCTTGCCCCAGTGGACAAACGTCGTATCAAACAACAACTCACCTAACTCATCACTTAGCCAAATTGCCGACTTTTCATCGGTACAGAATGGTGTTACCGTAGCTAGCGGTTTGTTCTCTGGTGAAGTTACTGGTGGTTTCTTTGTAGATACCACGCAGGAAGTTAACGTTGCTGGTGTTCGTGACCTTGGCAATAGCATCCTCAACGGTGGTACTTCTACTATTGCAGCACTCGCTACACCTGATAAGAACATTTACCCAGATGGCCCCGACACATTGACATTGGTTGCCCAGAACCTTAACGGTGTTGGTGTGCAGCTTCTTGGCCGTATTTCTTGGATCGAACCTCAAGCCTAAGGAGACAAAATGGAAAGAGAACAAAACATTAGACAGGCTTCTGTCCGTCGTGTAGGGGCTAACTTTGATTTCAATGGAAATCCTATCACACAGAACTCTTCAGGTGGTATAGTTAGAGCTACACGTAGTGTTAACTACCCATGTGGTCACCAAGCTATTCCTGGTGTTGATTCTTGCAGCTGCATGGCATTCTAGAAAGAATTATAAATGGCGTCAAATGACTGGAGTGCTTCTGCGGAATTTAGCCGCATGAGATCAGCCGGTATCACCCTTCCTAAGAACCCTATTGCTGGTCGTGTTGCTGCACGTGACATGCTTAGCAGAGCTAAGACTAGCGGATCAATGCTTAACGACATTGGTCCTATGGCTATGGCTATGGGTGGACCACCGGAGGGTAGACAACGCCTTAATGGCCTTAGCAAAGACTTTCTTGCTGAAAATGGTATGGCTCGTACGCAGAACCGTAGAACGGCTGCTGCCACAGGTTCAGATGCTCAATGGGCTTGGCCTAAGCTCCACGACCCATTTGAGTACTGGCGTGAACGTACGTGGTGGTTCAACATGGAGGACCCGGACGAACAGACACGTAAAATTCGTGACTGGGCTCGTCTTCTCTACACAACCCACCACCTTGTCCCTTCTCTTATCGACATCTATACTCGTTTTCCTTTGCTTGACGTAGAGTTGATTCACCCAGACAAGCGCATCTCTAATTTCTATAATGAACTGTTCTTTGATGGTCTTAATTATAACGAATTCCTGTTTGACCTTGGTCGTGAGCACTGGACTGTTGGTGAAGTGTTCGCCATGGGTTCTTGGCACGATGGTATTGGTGCATGGGAAGAAGATGAGATCATCAACCCTAACGACGTTATCGTTGCTAAGAACCGTGCTCTGAGAACGTACCAGTACCACATCAAGGTTCCTGAAGAAATCAAGCGCCTTATCGAGCGCAGAGATCCTCCAGAAGAATACGCCATGCTTATGCAGCTCTACCCAGACGTTGTAGCCTGGGCTAGACAAGACAAGGAGATTCCGGTCTCTGATGTCATCATGAAGCAAATTAAGTTTAAGACCAACCCTTGGAGCGAACATGGGACTCCTATTCTTCTTCGTGCTTTTCGTATGCTTATGCTCGAAGAATCGCTTAACGCTGCTCAAGACGCTATTGCTGACCGTCTTTATTCTCCACTTATTCTGGCTACTCTTGGTCTGCCTGATGTAGACCAAGACGGTCCATGGATCCCAGATGCCATGGAACTCCAGTCGTTGCGTGATGACTTGGCTATGGCTATCAACTCAGACTTCCGTCTGATGACATACCACCATGGCTTGCAGATTCAGAATGCATTTGGTCGTGAGGCTATGCCACGTCTTGATGCTGACTTCATGCGTGTACAGACCAATGTCATGGGTGTTTTTGGTATTGGTGCTGACCTTCTTCAGGGTGGTGCTAACGGTACTTATGCATCTGGTGCTCTTAACCGTGAGCTTATTACACAAATGCTTTCGACCTATCAGCACAAGATCGAGAGCTTCTTCCGTAGCCGTATGGAGCCTGTCGCTGAACGTCAGGGTCACTACGAATACCGCACTGTAGGTGGACAGCAAGTTCCTGTTATGGAAACTGTCCTTATGGTTGATGAAGACACTGGTGCTGAGTACGTTGAAGAGCGTCCAAAACTTGCCATTCCAGAGGTGCGATTCCGTTCGATGAACTTGCGTGACGAGACTGTTGAACGCGGTTTCTTGCAACAGCTCAGTGCTGCTGGATTCCCAATCTCTCTTAGCACTCTTGCAGTCAACATTCCTATTGACTTTGACGATGAGATTGATGCCCGCAAGGAAGAGAAGATTAAGACGGTTATTGCTGAACAGCAGTTTAAGAGAGATCTCTTTAGCCGTCTCTTTACGCTGCAACTACCTATCCCACCAGAATATGTGCAGGAATATCAGGCATACCTAGCCATGCTGGAGAATCCACAGCTGGGGGCACAGCTTGCTCCTGGTGCAATGGCTGGACTCGTAACACCTCCTAGCGCACCAAACATGACTGGCAACGTGGCTGGTAACAGTGATGCTGCTGCAGGAGCACAGGTTTACCCAAGCATCAATCAGATGGCTGCACAGCAACAAGAGCGTCAGCGTCCTGAGATTTCATACGAACAACGTAAGAACCAACCTAAGCCGAACAAGAAGGGTCCTAAGAATGGACCTAAGAAAAAGACTGCATCGGTATCTGGTTGGGAAGGCGATGACTTTGACGAGTTCGAGGGTCGCGTTGAATATGGTGACCGTATGAAGTTTGCTGTGCCATTTGAACAGAAGAAGCGTAAGCGTATGAAGCTTGCGTCTGGTATGAAGATCATTGTTGATGATTCATACGAGAAGTTCAACGAGGAAGAGTTCAAGAAGCACTTGGCATCAATGATTGATGAACCAATGATTCAAGAACCTACCAACCTTGACGAACACAGCAGCGGTGAAGGCGGAATGGATCAGCCAGCAAGAAAACAGATAGATCCTACAGAAGAAGATTTATAAACAATCTTTTAGTGCACTAATTTATAGAACGCACTATTATTTACGGAGTTTTTATGAGCACTCTTTTCAACAATGAGTCACCTCGCATACTTCCAAAAGCTGCCTTTAACAAGGCTAGTTTTCTTGACGTTGTAAGCCCGCTGGTTAAGATGGATATCATTAAAGAAGGTGAGGGACGTAGATGTCGCAATGCTCACAAGCTGGATTTGACGAATAGCATCTACGAAAAAATCGAGGACTAAATGTTCCTCGCTACCTTCTTTAATTCATCCAACGCTTGGTTTGGATATATATCTAATTTCTTTTTTGCTGCCGCTGGCTTTGGTACCGTAGCAAGAATCATTTATAAGCTTATCACTCGTCACAGTGATAAGAAGCTAGAAGAGCTTGAAAGACAGCTTACAGCTAGCAAAGAGGATCAAGATCACAAGTTTGAATTCCTTTTTAGTCAGTTTAAAACCAATGGCGGATCAAGCCCCAAAGACCAGTGGAACCGTTTGGAAGCAAAGGTTGACCACTTGATGGGTATCGAACAGCACGTAGACAAGCTTACACAGTCTATTGATAGACACCTTGGCTACCACGAAGGACTCAGAGCAGCGCACGAAAACGAGGAATAATGGCCAGGAGATTTAGACACCCTATTACGGGCGACCCCATCGGTCTTGGCAAGCATATTTCTTGGAAGATTCAGTTTTCTATTCGTAATTGGTATTTCATTGGGACAATTACGTTTATTACTTTGTTCTGCGCTGCTTGGGGAACAATTGACATCAACGTTATTGGTTGGTGGAACGTATGGGCTTCCTACATGGCTTTGTTTATTGAGTCTGTAGTCGGTATCAGTATGTTTGAACAGACTCGTGCAGATGCCAAGGTGCTACGTGAAAGCCTTGCAACCATTCAAGAATTGCTTTCAAAGATCAATCAAATACTTGAACTTGAGAAACAACAAAATAAAGAAGTACACAATCTTGTGGACGCTTTAGAAGACGAAATTAACTTACACCATTAATTAACATATTTTTAATCGTTACAACGATGTAAAAATAATGTTAACTAATAGAAGGTTGCTGAAGATGATAAAATTTGGTGCTCCCTCAATAACTCTACAAGGTAGAGAGTCCCTTGCTGGCCTCAACACAGGTCAACCCATTGAGCTGCACGATGTCACCTTTAACGATTTTAATTTTAAGCCTGAACCTGGTTATGTTTACGCTGTTTCTAGAGCTATTAGTTCTAGAGTAAATGCTAACTACGATGGCTGGCCCGTAGACCAGATCAAAAAGAGTTACAAGACTTTTGTTGGTCGTCCAATCTACGTGGAGCACAACAACTCAGATCCTGAGCGTGCTCGTGGCGTGATCCTTGATGCTATTTACCGCGAAAGCAAGCTTGCTTCTGGCGCTACTGACGCCAGTGTTTATTGCCTTATGGAAGTTGACGCACAGAACTTCCCAAAGCTTGCTAACGCCATTATGGAAGGCAGCCTTAACGCTGTAAGTATGGGCGCTGACGTAGAAGGCACGCAGTGCTCAGCTTGTGGTAAGTACGCTAGCAAGCCTGCTGAATACTGTGCCCATATTCCTCGCCTTAAGGGTCGTAACGTTACCGTCTACAAGGCCGGTAAGCGTGTCGAAGCTCTTGTATATGAAAGTTGCATCCGTCCTAACTTCTTTGAGTTGAGCTTTGTTTTTGAACCAGCTGACGAGAGTGCATGGCTGTTGCAGAAGAAGCGTTACTAATGCCTCTTTTTAAAGTTTCAGATAATCTTGAAAAATATGCAAGAGAGGTATTAAGAACACCTTTCACAATCATTACCAATTGCCCACAGTGCAGAAGCACATCGTATGCAGATGGTACTTGTGAAGATTGTTCTTATGAAGATCCTCGTTACTTGGCAACACTTCAAGCATGGCAAGAAGCTCAGATGGCTCAGCAACAAGGTAGCCAAAAGAAGTCTAGCTTTAAGTTGTCTTTTAATGATTATGATTTTCCTGATTTAAAGACAACTTCTGTGCCTTGCCCAAGATGTAATCAGACTACTTTCGAGATCCCAGATACTGGTAAAAAGATTAAAAAACAGGATTATTACAGAAAGGGTGGTGAATGCACCAATCCTAAATGTAATTTTTCAAAACCTCCACAAGGTTTAGGATTTAATTCTGCTGAGTTCGTGGGTATAGATCCTGAGTGGTTACAACAAGTTGGAGGAATCCGACAGAATTTTAAACCAATCAAGACGAATATCTCGGAAGTAATTGAGAAAAATAAAAAATCATTGAAGAAGAGTGCCAAGGGTCAAATGCTTGATCCAGGTGCTTTCTTGGATGATTCAATGACCGTTTCACTGGACAAGACAACTCGTATGAAGAACATGCTCCAGCAAAGCGCTCAACTTGAGTCACAAACTAAACAGCAACAACAAAACGACGGAAACGCCGACAGCGAGGAGCAACAATGAGCCGTTTCGATAACGAACTGGTTAAGCACGCAGACAACGCATACCAACTGCGCGGTCTTTCTGGCCAAACCACAACCCCAAGACAAATGCCTTACGACCAGGTTAACACCACTGGTACCGACCAAGCACCTGGTGTCACTCAGGCTCCTGCGCCAGTTAATGAGACTGCCGGTTGGGTTGCTGAGATGCCTATGGTTCGTCAGCTTGACGTCCGTGACCTCGATGCAGCTGACCCACTGGGTGGCCAGGGTGAGATCATTGGTGGCCCTGGCTCTAGCGCCGTTTGGGCAGAAGGACAACCTATGTACGCAAGCGTAAAGATTATTGACGACAGCCTGTACAACGTTTACAAGGCTAGCCGTGACATCCGTAATGCAATCAACGACCAGGTCGACTTCGACTTTAGCAACCTTGTGACTGCTGCTAACGAAGCTGCTACCGTTCTTCGTTTTGCTAGTGCTGACAGCGACGTCCAGCAAGTTATTGGTACAGTTGCCAGCATTGTTCTCGACATTGAGAACGACCTCGCTGCTTATGGTGACTACCGCCAAGCTTCTGTCGACCTGAAGTCGCTCGAGGGTCTTCTGCAAGAGATCAAGACTGCTGCTACTGGTGAAGAAGAAGAGTCTGACGACGACGAAACTGAAGACGACACCAAGAAGTCAGCATCTAAGAAGTCCTGCAAGAACTGCAAGGGCAAGGGCTGCGACAAGTGCAAGAAGTCTTCAAAGGGTAAGAAGTCTGACGACGACGATGAAGATGACGACGAAGATGACGATGACAAGCCTGCTTTCTTGAAGAAGAAGAAGGCTTCCAACGGTAACCAAGAGTCACTCCAGGTTGTCGATGTTCGTGACCTTGATGACCAGGCCGGTATCTGGGACCGTCAGCGTGTGATGACGCCTGACCACCAGACTAACGTCCTTGTTCCTGAAGAAGTAAACGGTGAAGACGCCGGTTACGTGCCATTCTACAACGATGGTGCTGAGACTGGCATTACTCCTGGCCAAGAGCCACACAAGCAGGAAGTCTTCCCTTACGACGGTACTAACCCCGCATTCGTTCCTTACCAGAGCGTTGCCGGTGCAGTGCAAGCCAGCCGCGAGAAGCTGTTTGCAGCTATCCAAGTGGTGGATCGTCTCGAGAAGCTTGGCATGTCCAATGAAGAGGACCGTGCTAAGCACATCGCAAAGTTTGAGCAAATGTCTAATGCAAAGCTGGCAGGTTTTGTAGCAAGCATCGACATGCTCGAAGAATCTGGGGCTCGTCAACCCCGGAGCCAAAAGGTGGCAAGTGGGTCAAACCGCATGCCCGAAATGGGTCGGTTGACAACGGCCTCAACAGTTACTCGTCAGGACGTTCAGTCTGACGATTGGCTGATGACACTTTAACCAAATCCCCTACTAAGGAGAAAGAAAAATGCTGCAACTTAATAGCGTAGCTAACGTTGGGGTTCACCGTACGTGCACCCCACTGTACGAAAAGTACGAGGCTACACCCTACAACACGTTCCTGGATCCTTCGGACACCACGAACATTTACTCGGGTATGGTCATGTACCGTACCGGTCCTGACACCGTCGCTAACGCTGGTAGCGCTACTGCCGCTGGTGCTAAGCCCTTTGGTTTGTCGGCTCTGGACCGTAACCCCAACATTGATGACGTGACTCAGGTCGGTGTCAACGCTTGGGCTGTCTGGCTCGGAGGTTCTAACGCCTTCTTCACCCTGACTGCTCCTGCTTTCGATACGACTCAGTCCTACACGGTGCCTACAGATGGTACTCGTAAGCTGTTGTACACCGTTTCGGGTACTGGTCAGGTCACTTCAAGCTCTGGCACTAACCTTTTCGGTGTTCCAGTTGCTGAGTTGATTGACGTCATCAGCCCAACGCAGATCGTTGTCCGTTTGATCCCATTCGGCGCTACGGCTTAATCCTGAAAGGAACATGAAAATGTCAACAATCCTCCCCAATGGCGCTGTCGCTGAGCACCTGGCTCCCCGCACAGCTAGAAAGTCTGACGACTACGTCGCCAGCATCGTAGAGGCACAAGAGCGTCTTGCTTCGGCTACCGGTCGTAAGACTGCTACCCGTGAAGAGAAGCAACGTCGTCTTGCCGGTATCCTTGCTGACAAGGACAACTACATGGTTCGTCTGGGTCAGGGTATGATTGGTCCTATCCAGCTGAAGCTCCGTTACCAGGGTATGACCCGTAACGTTCTCCTGGAAGACCCGCTCACCCCTGGTGTCCCAGTCATGTACGACGTCCTCGACGAGTACGGTCAGGCTTACATTCTTTCCGGTAACGAAGGTGAAGTCCGCGTGACACCCTTCGAAGGTAAGAAGGTTCCAGTCCGTTTGTTCCGTATCGCTACCTTCCCTCAGATTAAGAAGGAAGACCTGTGGTACCTCCGCGTGAACATCGTTGAGTACGCTCAGGACATGTCCAAGCAGGCAATCATGATGCAGGAAGACGCCCGTTTGATCACGGTGCTCGAAGCTGCCATCAACAACTACGCCGTTGACCCCAACCACGTAGTGTCGCCTAACCACATCGTCAACGAGCTCTCGGGTTACATTACCCCTGACTCGATGTACGACCTCGTTGCACTCATCGAAGTCCACCAGTTGGAAGCTTCGAGACTGTTGTTCAACCCCCTCGACTACCGTGACCTCTACAAGTGGGACATCAACCAGACCGGTTGGGCCTTCAAGGACCGCGTTGTTGCTGGTGAGCGCATCGTTCAATTCGGTGGTTTCCAAGTTCAGCGTTCGATCGAAGTGCCTCAGGGTACTGTCTACATGACCCCAAGCCCCGAGTTCCTCGGTGTGTTCCCCGTCATGTACTCGCTCGACGTCGAAGAGAACCACACGCCTGAGAAGTTCCACAAGGGTTGGGTCATGGACGAGCTCGTCTCCGAGATCGTTCTCAACCCCCGTGGTTTGGGCAAGATCGTTAAGGCTTAGTCTTAACAACCGTACTACGGCCGGGGAGGTCGGATCCTCCGAGATCGCTCCCCGGTCATCGTACAAAATTCTACAGATTTCCTAGATCTGTTAGCAACGTGCAAGATATGCAAGTTGCCTTGAAACAAGGAGAAAAACAAAATGGCAAGAACAGTATCAAAATCAAGCGACACAAGCTCAGAGAGTACTCCAATTCCAGTAGTGGATTTGGGTGGACACTATGAGGAACACATTCCAGATGTAGCGGACAGAGCAGCAGCACTCCAAAAGCGTGCTCCAGCTTCGTTCCAAGGCATGCAGGACATTAAGACTGCAGACTGGATTGAGAACTTGATGGCTGGTTCAACTGTGTTTACTAGCGATAAGGGCAGCTTCAAGCTGAATGGCGCTGGTTTTCACGGAAGCATCCAACCTATCGCTGAAGAGATTCGTAAGGATCCTTACCTGTTGAGAGCCGTACAACGTGGACGTATTGCCTTCATTACAGCTGAAGAGGCCGAAGGCAAGATTGCTGAGCTCAGAGATGAGAGCAGCACCAGCGAGAGTCACATGGATCACCTTCGTGAGAGTCTTGCTGCAGGAGCTAGCGAAAACACTGGTCTGTACAAGATTCCACTGCCTGACGAAGCCGAGCCTAAGCCCGGTGGAGCTCAGACATGGGAGCAGATCTGGGCCAGTAGCACTAGCACTCCGAAGTCAAAGAACGTATAACAACCGGTGGACTGCAAAGCTCCACCTTTATAAGGAGCTTAAATGAGCGAAGAGATCAAGAACACAGTGAAGCCTGAAAAGGCCACTCAAACTGAGCCTCTTGGTGCCGTAATTGCAAGTGGTGTGACTCTTAGCGGTCAGACCATCTTCAGCCAGCCATGGTTTAACGTCTGGCTTCCCCAGACGTTTGCTGGTGCAGTTACAAACGCCAATGGTGGATCTGCAACAGTTACCATCACCGGTAATGGATGGCAGGGTCAAAACAACACTGGTTACGTTTTCCAAAATGACCAGTACAACACAACCGTGAGAGGATTCTAATATGGCTACACCTAACGTCGCAACAGAACAGGGTAATAAGGCTGCACTCCGTGGGGTAACTCGCGGTGGCTTTGTTGCCTACTCAGAATACGCTGTTGACCCCACAATCATGGTCAACGCTGCTGCTACAGCCAGTGGCCTCATCACACTCTCGGTTCCTACCGGTAACACCAGTTTTGTTATCAGTGGTAGCAATGGTCTGAACTCAACAGTTATTACTGGTACTTCAACCGGTACTAGCGTTAACGGTCTTATCTCTGCTCTGCAGAACACGGCTCTTAGCGGTCAGACGTTCTACGTGAACGCTGGTGGTGCTAACTACCTGAATGGTACAACGACTACCATCATTGTTCCTGGTGGTGCAGTATTGACAGTTGTTAGCGCAACTGGTACAGCCCCTACTATCGGTACAGTTACTCTTACGGGTACTAACGCTGAAGCTACAACCTACCCTAACTACGTTGGTGCTCCTAACTCTACTCCTAACTGGGTAGATGACGTTACTGTTCACTCTTACCAGGTTGGTTTCAACGGTTCTCTGGTTGTTAACAACAATGGTACGCTGAGCGGTTCAAACGTTATCCAGTCACAGGTTCGTCAGATCCTGACTGGTGAAGGTCCTGACGGTGGTAGCCAGACACAAACATACGCTGGTTACTTCGCTACATACTCGGGTAACTTGTTCGCAACTGGCCAGAAGAGAACTCAACGCCAGCAGTGCTAAATGGATCACTTACCTTTTAATGTAAAGGTCGAAGCAGTAGTTATTAGAGCCAATGGTGACCGGGAAGAACTCGGCACCATTGGTTCTACTACTTTAAAGGACAATAGTGAACACAGTATTGACATCAACGACAAGAAGTAGCCTCGTCAACGTCATCACGGGTTCTGGTTATTCCTTGAGTGAGCCAAAATACCTCTCTTGGGGAACTGGCGTAAGTCCTGCTTTACCTACCGATATTGCTCTTGGTAACCCTATTGGCAGTGTTATCTCTGGTACTGTTAGTACTCTTTCTACCGTTACATCAGGTGATACGTACTTTTGTACGGGTACTTTCACTGCTAGTGGAATTGTTTCGGTTACCGAGGTAGGTCTTTTTACCAGTCAGTCTAGTTCAGCTGTAGGGTTAATTGCAAATCAAGTTGGACCCACGGATACCACCATCACAGTGAGCGGCTACAGCGGCTTTCCAGGTACCTTTCCGTTCAATGTACAGGTGCTTACCGAAGTAATGACAGTGACCTCTGGTAATGGTACGAATGTCTTCAATGTAATTCGTGGCGCAAACGGCTCTAGTAGAGTGACAAGTATTATTCCAACGCTTACCCCAGTTGTAGGACCAGCAGGGTATATGTTCTTGAAAAGCACATTTTCAAGTATTAACTTATACCCAGGGGATAATTTACAATTTAATATCAGCGTACAATTTTCTTAGGATTTAAATGGCTTACCCCACATATACAACTCCTAGATCAATCGCTGGCGCAGCTGCACCTTCTTACCTCTCTGCAACGCTTGCTAGTGGGTACTCTGCTGGTCAAACAATTACAGTTGCCAACACTGCTGGATGGTACGAAGTAAGCTCAAGCGGCACTGCTACTACAAACCCATTGGGAACTAGCGGTGTTTTTACGTTGGTGGTCGATTACGGCCTCAGCACAGAAGAAAAGATCCTGTGCGCATCCGGTGCGATTTCTATCGGTGCTAATGCGGTAATCCCAGTGTGGACAGACGGTACATACAACGGCCGTGGCTGGGATGGAACAAAATCAGTAGCACATGCTACGGGTATTGGCACCAATCCTAACGTATTCTTGGTTAGAACCGCGGTAGATGATCTCCAATTCAATACGTCAGCAACCACGCTAACCAACAACCTTGCCACATTATCTGGGCAATATGTGGTTACTTCCGGGGTCGTTACAGCTCAAGCTGGTTACATTGCTACGATATCAGGTAAGCAAGTTACTGATGAGACAAATATTGCTAGTTTGTCAGGCAGCTTGGCAACCCTCAGTGGTCAATATGTAATAACCAGTGGTATTGTAACCAGCCACACTGGGTCAATTGCAAGCATCAGCGGTAGCCTTAATACTTTGTCAGGACAATTTGTTGCATTGTCAGGCGCCTATGCTGTAACCTCAGGGAACCTCAACACAACAAATAGCAACCTGTCAACATTAAGTGGTCAGTTCGTAACTCTTAGTGGAGCTTACGCAACTACTTCGGGTAACCTAAACACAACGAACACAAACGTTGCGAACCTTAGCGGACAATTTGCTTCACTGTCTGGGCAGTATCTGACTACATCAGGGATAGTCACTGGGCACACAGGTTCAATTGCTTCAATCAGTGGCAGTTTAAATACTTTGTCTGGTCAGTACGTTGCTACAAGTGGCAGTTTAACCACGTTGAGCGGTCAATACGTTGTAACTTCGGGTAGCCTTACTACTCTTTCTGGACAGTTTGTTGTGCTAAGTGGTGCATACGCTGCCACTTCAGGTAGCCTAAACACCGTAAGCGGAGTCGCTTACTCTGCTCTGCAACGCTCAGGTGGTACTATCAGTGGTGCATTGAATATCACCAGCCCCATCCTTGGTGGTGTAACTGCTACTAGCGGACAATCTCTTGTATGGAACAGCACACAATGGGTGCCAGCAACGGTTAGTGGCGGTGGTGGAGGGATCACTTCTCTTACCGGTGACGTAACTGCAACCGGCACAGGTGCAGTCGCTGCAACTCTGGTTGGTACAACCGCTGTTAGTGGTGTGGTAAATGCCATTGTCAATAACAACTCAACAGTAACAGGAACAGTTGCAAACCTTGCCACATTGAGTGGACAATTCGTTACACTTTCAGGTCAGTTTGCGACCCTTAGCGGCGCCTATGCAACCACATCAGGCAACCTCAATACAACAAATGCCAATGTAGCAAGCTTAAGCGGCCAATTTGCTTCATTGTCAGGTCAGTACCTAACAACTTCGGGAATAGTTACTACTGCAACTGGCAACATTGCTACATTAACTAGCAACTTAGCTACCCTGAGCGGTCAATATGTTGCTACGTCTGGAAGTCTTACAACTCTTAGTGGTCAATTTGTAACATTAAGCGGTGCATATGCAGCGACTTCAGGTTCTTTGAACACACTTTCTGGACAGTATGTAGCCACTAGTGGTAGCCTTACAACTTTGTCAGGTCAGTTTGTAACGCTTAGTGGGCAATATAACACAACATCTGGTATTGTTACTGGTCACACGAGCTCTATCGCGCTAATTTCAGGCAACCTTAACACCGTTAGTGGTGTAGCTTATGCTGCCCTGCCAGGATCCGGTGGAACTATTAGCGGTAACCTTGTTATTGCTTCTGGTCTTACTGTATCTGGTACATCTACTCACATTGGTAACTCTACATTTAGTGGTACTCTTACAGTTGCTAGCGCAATCATTAACCCTATTTTGCAGGGTGCTTACGAAGTTGTATCCTATAGCGGATCAACTGTGCTCAGCGGCACAACAACCCCAGCTACTCTAAATGCAGCAAACAGCTCATTCTACTTCTACAACACAGCCCCATCTGGCTCATTTACTGTAGCTATCACCGGAGCACCAACAGTATCTGGTAGGAGTGCTACATTCGCTTTGCTGGTTAACAACGGTGCTACAGCTTATCTACCCAACCAGATCACTATTAACGGTGTTGGGGCTGCTGCCACTGTTGCTCTACCAGCGCAGGGATCTACAACAAGTGGTATTACTACCTACTACCAGGGTGGTACCTTGTGGTCAGCAGCGGATGCAAGCACTCTTGATTCATACACGTTTACTGTGATCTGCACGTCATCTACCCCAACATGGACATTGTTAACAGGATTGACAAAGTTCTAATGCCACTCGTAACTACATTCGCAGACGATGCTATCCAAGCACTCAATGTGTTTTCTTCGCAAACTGTAGTAGCTGTTACAGGATCACACATTTATTTTAACGCTTCAAATACTTATACTTTTACCGTTCCATCAGGTGTAACTCAAATTTCAGTTCTTGCCATAGGTGGTGGTGGCGGTGCTGCTGGTGGCGTAAACTCTGGTGCTAATGGTACTGCTTCAACCGTAAAGAACAGTGGTGGAACGGTTCTTATTAGTGCCGGTGGTGGTTCTAGAGGAGCAAGCGGTGTCGCTGGTGCTGGCGGAACTGCTTCATTTGGAACTGGTGTCACGGGAACAGGATATTCAGGTGGTTCTGGTGGATTCCGTGGTGGTGGTGGTGCAGGTGGATACACGGGTAATGGTGGAAACGCTGGTGCTACATCGGCTTCGGCTGGTTCGGCAGGTACAGGTGGTGCTGCCGGTGGTGGTGGATCACCATCGTCAAACGGTGGTGGCGGTGGTGGAACGGGTATTTACGGATCTGGTTCCAATGGTGCAGGTGGTAACGCAACGGTAGGTTCACCCTCAGAAGGCGGTCAACCGGGTTCCAATGTCACTTACACGGCTGGCACAGGTGGAAATGGTGGTAACGGTACTACTTCTAACGCTGCTGGTGGAGACATAGGAACTTACACATATACCGGGCTTGTTGCCGGTGGTAGTACAAACACCCTAACTACTTATTCTGGTGGTGGTGGAGCAGCAGGATCAGGAGCAGCAGGTGGTGGTGGTGGATGGCCTGGCGGTGGTGGAGCAGGGCAGAACTCCACAGGTGGTGGTGGTGGGGCTTTAGCCTACGCCAATCTTAGTGTTTCACCGGGTCAGACCTATACGATAAATGTGGGAGCCGGTGGTGCTGCATTCGGTGTTGGTGGCGGTGGAGCATCTGGCGTTGTCCGCATTGTTTGGAATACAACATCAACGCCATCATTCCCATCAACTAATGTTGCTTCAACCGCAAATGAAGTGTATAACTAATGTTAGGCAACCGAGGATATTACAGCGCAAACGCCAAGGTGTATGAAGGCTACCGCGGCATACGCGCTTTGCAATCATATGCATTAAACATCTTGTTGATTGAGTCTGGCAAAGTGCAGCCTTCTATCAACGTTAATAATTACACATTGGATAACAATCAAAATCTTGATAACGTCGGTAACTTTACTGAAAATAATGATCAAAACGAGATAGATTACGCTGAGCCCAACAACCCCCTGGGCGAAGATGTAGTACCCTCTTAATTTTGCTGTAGATAATAGACCAAAGGAGATAGTATGAATGACACACGTAACGCACAAGTAGCTTGGGCCGAATGGGGCGCAGCTAATCACCAGCACTTTAATTACTCAGAAGGTGCTGACCGCATGAACGCCATTGGTGTTTGGCCTCCCAAGTTTCCCATCAATACCGACTGCTCGGGTTCTTGCACCCTGTGGGCATTCCTTGCCAATGGCAATGACCCAAACGGCCTTAACTTTGACCACGAAGGCTACACTGGCACATTCCTTAGCCACGAAGAGCACCTTGCTCTCTGGGTTAAGAATGCTAAGGGTGTTCTTGTAGAAGACGTTTTGCCAGGTGACTACGTAGTTTATGGACCCGGAACGGGCGAACACGTAGCTATTATCGTGAAAGTAAACGGCAATGACATCTTGACCGTTTCACACGGTGCTCAGGGTGGCCCTGGCTACTGCTGGGTAAACACACCGACAAAAACTCCAAACCCGGACAACTTTCCAGTCGATGGTCGTACGCCACAAACATTCCTCCGTAATGTAACTGACACGAATAAGTCTGTTCGCACACCTGCCAACCTTCCAAAGTAGGAATAAATTAAATGACAACACGTCAACGCGTTAACTTTGCTGCAGGTAATATCGCATCTCTTCAACCAGCAACAGCTGGCCAGAATACGACTATTACTGGCAATGGCTTCCCAGTTCCTAATGCTGGATACTACATCCCGATCACCTTGAACCCAGGTTACTATGGTGCTAACAACAGCAGTGGACCTGAGATCGCTTATATTACATCAGGTGGTACAAGCACGGTTGCTAACGTAACCCGTTATGTAGAAACAACTACTCAAACAGCCAGCGGAACTAACGTTCCATGGGTCGCTGGCGCATTGGTTTCTGATTTTGATGTAAGTAATCTTACGTCTACAGGTACTCTTACCCTTAGTAATGGTTTTTCTACCAACTCCGGTGTTATTACGGGTGGTAGTAATGCTCTTAAGTTTACTGGTGCTTATGCAACAATTAATGGCTTGTATGCATTGAATTCAGCGTATGGTGCTTTTCAACAACAAGTTACTGCTGGTGCTGGCTCAACCCCATTCCCGCTATCAACTGTTTCTGGTAGTTATGTAAGCATCTCTAATTACACAATTAGCACAACAGCTAGTGCTGTAGCAAATATTGCTATTAACCTCACAGCATCTGGGAGTTACTTGGTTGTAGGACAATTGGCCATTTCCAACGCTGGCGCAAGTACATATACTGCAACGCTTTGGTTGTCAACATCTGGAACAGCAACGCAAACGAATGCTCCAATCGCAAGCGAAGTTACAGTGCCAGCTAACTCTATTATTACCATACCAATGAATGGTTTAGTTATAACAACTGGTTCTGCTACTTTAACCCTTTATGGTCAATCTAGTACTGGTGCGGGAACATCATTGTCCATTGCTGGTGGTATCGGTTCAACTGGCGCTACTCTCAACAACATTGTTGTTACAAGAATTGTTTAATAAATGAGAGTACGCCCTATCCCACAATATGCTGCGGAGCCTTTGGGTATTACAACGTATATCAGTGGATCATTGGCCGATCCTGATAACCAATATGTATGGTTGAACATTACTAATTCTGACAGCGGAACAGTTGTTCTTGCCTCAGGACAAGCAACTTGGGAGAGTACGGGCACGTACCAATACACCACCAACTCTAGCCAGACTGCAATCCAAGGGAATTATGCAGCTACATGGAACTACACAATCAGTGGTAGCCCAAGAACGTATGTAGATAACTTTGTTATTACTGATCAAATGCCTTATTGGAGCAACCTGGATACCACAACCAGAGAGCTCGTAACGGGTATTGTTCACCGTCTTGACAAGAGCTTTGACTCAACAGCTGGCGGTCCATACCTCCAAGAGCTTAACCAAAGTGGTTTTCTCATGTATGAAGAAGTCGCAATGGTCATGCAAGATGAAACCATGGACTACATTAACTTTGAATTTCAGCCTATCTTTAGCCCAGCTTATGAAGTTGGTATTAATGCTACGGTTCCATTCCCAACCACATATTACGGTGTTTTGGCCACACAGACGTATGCGCACTTCCTTAAGCACATCGCTCGTAACTACATCGAACAGCCTACCCCACAAGGTATGAATGCTGCTTGGATGGACCGCAGAGACTATTACAACCGTTGGTGGCAGCTGTACCTGTTTGACAAGGAGATCGCTGACAAGCAGCTTCGTCAGATGAAGCGTCAATACATGGTTGGCTCCAAGCGAAGCCTTCTGGTCGCTGGTGGTCTTATCCCTCGTATGTTTGTCAACCCAGCACGCCCTCACTTCCAATACGCTGCAGTCAATATGGGTGGAGCATAATGTGTCGTGGTCTGAACGCTATGCAGCAGGTAGAAAAAGGGCAGTAGAGCCTACCAATGAAATAACGTATCGAGAGCAATGTGGCTCTAGATATGGCTATGACCTGCACCGTAAGAATAGCGAACCAGCTTGCATTCTTTGCCAAGAAGCTGTAAATAATTATGCTCGAGAACGCAATAGAGCACGTGGTGTAAAAGAGTTTGAACCTGCAGCCTGTGGTACTAACGGCGGTTACATGAAACATCTTAAAGAAGGTGAAGAAGCTTGTGATGATTGTTTGCAAGCTCACAGAGATCATGTCACTTGGTTTAGCTTGCCCGTTAAAACTAGACAGCAAATTAACCAAGAAATTAATGAAGAGTTTGGTGAACAATGAGCGGAATTAACCCACAGCCAGGACCCGTTGTATCGGGCAGCGGCGGTCTTAACACGCAGCTCGAAAGTCCTTTGCTTGTTGTAAAGCAAAGAGAAAGCTGGACTCAATCAAACCAACAACGTTTTCACGATGAAGCTCTCCAATGGTTTGGAGAAGAATGTATTGTGCGTTTGTTGTGGCGTGCAGAAGATGCTGCAGCAGGTCTTGTCGGTTACTGCCAAAAGTGTCAAGATAGCCCTAACCCTTCCAGCCCTACTGCATCGATCCAAGCACGTGTAGGCAATGCATACAAGCAAACTGGTAACAGCTACTGTACAGCTTGTTATGGCACAACGTTCTCAGGTGGTTTTCAGCCTACTTGTTATCACCTGTATATGCTTGCTTCTGATACGGACGATGATCGAAAGAACTTGTCTACAGGTCAGTTCTGGAAGCAGAACCCTAGAGTCCAATTCTCATGGTTCCCACAGATCCGTGTAGGTGACCTTGTGGTCCGTGTGGAAAGCTGGAACAATGGTTCGCCAACGTCTACCAGTGAAAGATTCCAGGTCAGTTCGGTAGCACCGCAGACAATGAGAACTGGCCCGGGGCCATCTGCTCAATACCCCTACCGTGTTGGAACCACACAACCTTTTACCAATACTCAGATAATTGTTAACCAGCAAACAGTGCTTGAAAACCTCTGGACTGGTCACCCCTACTACAATGTGCCGATAGCATGAGCGATCCAGTACTTGCCCCAGAAGAATTAACACAACAACTATCTCGTCGTGCGGTGGAAATTGCCCAAGTTATAGGGCCACGCAAAACTGGTAAGGGTCTTATTAGTCTTGTCCCCTACTACGATATGGGCGTTGTTGGTATGGAGATACCTCAATCTGCATCGTATATTTTTGACCTTGATCAGGGTATTAGGGCTCACGCAATGGTCGACCTCATTGGTAGGGTCATCCCAATCCGCAACCCCGGTGGCAGCATTTCTTTCAGAAGAGCTAGCCAACAGAACGTTGGTAAAATACCTATCATTACAAGATTATCTAATAGCGGTAGGCTAAAGTCTGGCGAGCCGGAGTGGTACTACCCAGAGAAAGCAGCTTTAAATTTTATGCACAAGTCAATCCAGATGAGTGTTGATGAATGGAAAAGAACTGCTCGAGCCCAAGATGTTCTAAATATGCTGCTTAAAACTGATGCGGCAGATGATATTAGTGACATTCTTTATGGAAGGCCAATTAACTAATGTTTGTAACAGCTGTAAAAACTACAATTGTTGAGGCGTTGAACGCAGGTTTTAGCCAACTTGCTAGCTCTCCAAGTGATACTTCTTTGGAATTAACACCTAATAGTATAACTATTGAGTACCCGCTGGAGTTAGTGCAATGGCCAGCAATTTTTGTGCAATTCCGCCCAAACAAGATCCAATGGTCAGGTATAAACCCTGATACATACGTTGTTTCATCTTCTGGTTACACTATTAATGGGATTACATATTCAGGAACAAACCCCACTAGAAATGGCTATTTTGAAGGAACTATTGACCTTCAAATCATGGCCATGCATAGTGAAGAGCGTGACAGACTCATGGACAGTGTCACAAACTTGATACTTATGGACACAATTAGCCCAGCCAGTACAGCTTTTATTCAAAGCGTTTACAACAATACTTTGGTTGGCATGACCATGCTTTTAGACAATGTAACTTTCCTTGGAGATAGCGTTAGTGTAGGAACTCCTTGGAGCCCAGAAGAATTAACTTATGAAGCCAGTGTAAGAATTCCATGCATTGGTGACTTCTACACAACTAAGTACAACGTAACATTGCCTCAAATCACACAAGTTACATCAACCGGTACGCAACATCTAATACCGTTTGTACCCTCTGGTTCACAAAATACAGAGTATATTTATTGATAAAACTAAAAAAAGATATGCTGTAAAAATGCAGATTAACCGCACAAGGCATTGAAGGAGAATGTATGCCTATTCCTAATTATCAGATCCCTGGCGTTTACGTCACGCAGTCCGGCACTGCATTGACTGCCGTAAACCCTACGAATCTCAACATCGCTATTGTCGCTGACCAGGTGACACCTGGATACAACACTGATACGTTTAGCAACGTCGTTTCTGTCAGTGGTTCAATTATTGGTCAGCTTACTGTGCCAATGGTTAACATCACTAGCACCGGTGCATATTCAACGTACTCCGGTTTCAGCCTTACTTGGACTAACTCTACTGGCGTTACAACCACTGGTACATATGGTACTAACTATCAAATCGTAACCCCAAGTGGTAGTGCGTTCAGTTACCTTACAACTAGTGGTGCGACTTCGCCTAACGTTTACCCAAGCGGAACAGTTCAGATTACATACGGTCACAACTGGGGCGCTTACAATACATACTATGAATTTAACCCACTTGCTAGTACAATTGGTGCAGCAATTAGTGGTACTACAATTATAAATCCAGCTACCCTTGCTGCACAACTTGCATTCCAAAACGGTGCTAACTCAGTAACTATTGTGCCGGTTGCTCGAGTTTCTTCTAGCGGTCTTGGATCTTCAGCAACAGTTTCTGACTGGGTCAGAACATTCCAGCTTACACCTAGCGGTAACAATGGTAGCGATCCAACATTCTTGTCAAGCCAAAGCAATGTTGACGTGATTGTTCCTCTGTATGGTTTTATATCAGTCACCGGTACAACAGCTGGTCAACTTCTTAGCTACAACAACAGTGCAGTCGCAACAGGTATTACTAACTACTTGACGGTTCAGTCAGGTCTTGGTAACTACCAGCGCGCATTCCTTGGTGTTGACAACACAAACAATCAGGTAACTGTTACTGGTATGCAAGTACTTGCTAGCGGTTTTGGTGCTTCAACTGCTGGCACAAGAGTTAGCATTGTATACCCAGGCTCAATTAATTACAACCCAGGTTTGAGCTTGTCAACTGGATTGAGCAATGCTAACTTTAATGTTGCTGGTTACTACGTTGCAGCAGCACTCGCTGGTTTGTTCGTCGGTCAAACCGATGTATATGTGCCAATCACCAATAAAACTGTTAACGGTTTTAATTACATTCCTAACCAGATTAGCACTAACGATGCACAGTACAGCTACTTGGCATATGGTATTACAACGGTTTACCAAAACAGAAATGGTTTGATGACTGTTTTGCAAGGTTTGACAACAAACATTCAAAATTGGATTACACAAGAGATTTCGATTAATGCTGTTGGTGACCGACTTGCTAACAACATTAAGAATGCTCTTGTTGCAACACAGCTCATTGGTGGTCCTTTGACTCAAAACACCGCTGCTGCTGCACTGGGTACGGTTCAGGCTGTGTTGACAAATTCTGTATCCAATGGTCTTATCCAGAGCTACCAGAACTTGTCATACATAATCTACCCAAACTCACCAACCACAATTAACATCACGTTCCAATACTCTCCGACTTACCCATTGAACTACATCCAAACTGTTCTGAGCCTCAACACTCAGACTGGTGCTGTAGTCACGGTTAATGCTCAGAGCAACCCCGTAGTTTACTAGGAGTAACTAATGGCAACATCAACATTTCGCGTAGGTGGACACTATACAGCCTTCGTTTACGATGGTAAGGTATTGGCTTACGCACAGATGATTAACGAGCGTGGTCCACAGCCCGTTAACCAACCACAACCAATTCAACCATTAGACTCAGCCTACCCAATTGAGATTGCACTTCCTGGTGCTTTGCAAGCAGGTATGCTTGAAATTACATTCTTGGAACAATGGAACGCAGAAGTCTGGGCACAGCTGGGTAGCAACTTTGCAACAGCTTCAGACCTTCTCGACGTGTTCAAGGCACAGCTGGCTCAGGGTGAAGTCCAGTGTGTAAAGGTCATCAATAAGCCAGACGGTACTCAGAGAAGAATCGTATACCAGGGCTGTGTCGTGGTAAACGTCCAAATTGATGAGTTGGTCCAAATTGGTACCATGACAATCCCTAAGACGATCACAATTATGTATCGTTCAAGAAAAGAACTCCTGTAGGAAAGGTAATAAAATATGTCCGTACGTTCATATCTCATTCAATTGCAAGCAGGAGTCGGCCAAGCCCTTCTTCCTGACCACCGCAAGATGATCCCCGGCGTCCAGTACGTCGTTGATGCTGAGACGTTCTCAAAGATTAGCCTCGGTGCTCGCCAGAATGTTATCAAGGTTGTAAAGGTCATTACTGACTTCCCATCAACTGCTGGTACTACTGCATCTGGTACGTTTGTTCCTGCTCAATCTTCAACTGGTCTTAACCAGTTCGTTTCTGGCGGCAACAGTTTCCTTAACATCCTCACCCAGGTTTCAACCTCGTTGAGCGGTTTCCAGGGAAGCCTTGCTGGTTTTGCTGCTCAAGGTGCTTCCGCCGGTGGTGCCTTCGGCACTGGTGCTGGCGTTGGTCTTCCACAGGCTTCGCTCAGCGGTAGCGCTAACAACTTCACATTGATTGGTGCTGATGGTTCACGTTACGCACTGGTGTACAACAACGCCGGTATCACAATCTCCGGTGGTTGGGCTTCTGTTTGGGCTGACTACAATAACCGTTACATCACCGTTGCATCGGGCGCTACGCTCCAGGTGAACGTTGATGGTCAGGGTGTTCCTTACGTGGTTAGCTCGAACGCCACTGCCCCTGGTTACGCTGGTAACGTTACCACTGTTGGTACTAAGGCCGGTGAGTTTGCTGGTGTTGCACTGACAAATATCCCAACTGGCAACTTTGGTTTCGTTCAAATCGAGGGTGTCTGCCCCACAGTTGTTGTTGCTTCAGGTACTGCTGTCGGTGCTCCTGTCGCCGTTAAGGCTAGTGACCCAAGCGGTACACTGGCTACGCCTTCTAACACAACAGTTTCTGTTAGCTCGGCTGGTGTTGTTACTGGTTCTGCTCTTGCTAACAACATGGTCGGTACGCTGCTAACATCTCCTGCTTCTGGTACCGGTACTGGTCAGTGGTTTGCAGCTGTTGAAATCCGTAGCCGCCGTGTCAAGAAGCCTTACGTCCGAGTCCTGAATAAGAACTAGCATTCTGAATGGGTAGGTTATACAATATGGTATAACCCTAGACCCAGAGGTAATATGACACAGATTAACAGTCCTGGAACTGAAACCGAAAGCAAGGACGTCAATACTTTCCCAGACGAATGGAAGGATGAATTCGAGGGGCTTCTCTTTGTGGGTTATCTTCAGAGAGAAGTCACTCGGATTCCCTTCCACAAGTTTGTTGTTAGGACCCTTACAGTAAACGAAAAGTTAGAAGTTAGCCTTATTGCCAAGCCATACATGGATACTATTGGCTATGGTCGTGCATATAAGGCAGCTGTGGTCGCAGCAGGTCTTGTCACTGTTGACGGACGTGATCTTATACCTAATAATAAGACAATCAACATTATTAGGCAAAAGTATGATTACGTTGTTAACAACTGGTATGACACTACCATTGACATTCTCTACAATGAGATTGACTACCTTGAGAACAGAGTGCTTATGGTTCTCCAAGAGCTCAACATCATTGAACCAGTAATCCCACAATCAATCTTCGAAAAAGACGAAGAGGAAATTGATACCCCAAAAGATGGGAAGTAGATCCTTATATTCTTGAGCAATCAGAGATTGCCAAGCTCCTTGGGGTGTTTAAGAGAGAAAACTTAAATACAGTTCAGCACCAGGTCTACATGACAGTAATTGTGAGAGAACGCAAGGCTGAGATGGAGTTGGAAGAAGCAAAGTTTGAACAACAAATGATGCTTGTCAACCCTACTATGTATGCTGAGTATATTAAGCACAAGGAAGACAACGCCGAGAACCAAGGCGCTATCTGGAGAGTTCCTGAGTCTATTGAAGAAGAGCAAGAGCTCAACAGTATCTTTAGTGACATTCAAGAACAGTTAAAGAACGAAGAAGATGTTGAAGCTGATCAAGAGTTTGTTAACCAGCTTGGTTTAATGGGGTTGTTCCACGGTATAAACGTAGAAGAAATAGGAGGTGATGAATAATGGCTTTGGGAGATGATGAGCTTAAAATAAATTTAGGCTTTGATATAAACACAACCAATGCTGCTCAAGGTTTTGAGCAAATTCGTTCACTTGTTTCGCAGTCACGTGAAGACCTAAAACTCATGAACGACTATATGGAAGGCATCACTGATAAGGCCGACCGTATGAGAGAATATTTCCAAGGTAACTTGGAAATTATTAGCAACATGAAAACGTTGCTAGAAGCAATCCAGACGATTAACCAAAGTTACCAGACTACAATTGGTAACAACATTACGCTTATTAGTGAGCTTTTGAACAGCGTTAAGGGTCTTAACGGTGACATCACTCACGCCATGCAAATGGTTAACGCTGCATCAGGCGGTGGTGCATTCGGTGGCGTTAACATCGGTAATACTTCTACTCAAAGTCAGTTTAGCAACACTCAACTTAGACACAATGAACGCAAGGTTGGACCAGTAGAAGGCCCAGACTTTAGTAATATTATTAGTGATCAATACGACCAAGATGCAAAAGCAATTGATCCATTCTCATCTCCCATCAACACTAGAACAGTAGTAAAAAATGTAGACCCTGTAGACCCTCTAGCTACTGTTACACAACAGACTATTAATGCAAATAACGCTACTAACACTCCTAGTTCTGTTGTCCCTCCCGTAACACAAGCTGGTGGTACTGGTGGTAGAGGTAGACCTCCACGCGGTCCTCGTTCGACAGTAACACCACCTCCAGGAGCACCTGGTCCAAGCGGTGGTAGTGCCGATGTTCCACCAAGTATGCCTAACAACTCACAAGTTGTTGGTAGACAAGACATTATCCCAGAAGATCCAATTAAGACTACATACGAACAACTTCAGTACACCAATTGGCTTGATAAAAACGCTCCGAATATTTATGGTGAAGGAGTTGGCGGTAGATACATTAAGCGTGGTAAAGAATACAACGCGGCTCAAACTGCCTATGACAGAATGTTTTATAACATGGAGCAAGTGGGCAATGTTCTCCCTGGTAATATGGGCAAAACTCTTATTGGTCACGCGAAGAACTTCTTAGCTCAGTATGGTATGGCTCAATATGGTGAGCCAATAACTTCAAAAAACCTTGGTGATGTTGCTAGGAGTCAATCAATACTTACTACGGAAAGAGTTTCCGATGGAAACGGCGGATACTACGATAAAAAAGTATGGCAAAGAGACGGCAAAAGTTATACTCCTGTTGAAGAAGCTGCCATTAAAATCGCCAATTCAGTAGCAGGTGTCATGGGCAGTGGAGCCATGCAAACATTCGGTAAGATTGGTGGCTACTTTGGCATGGCCCAGACTGCATACCATGCAGCAACCGATGTTATGGGTACAGTCCGTGGATATGTGCAAAACTCACAGGCACAAGCACAAAACTACGGTACTGTTGACATGTCAAGAAGTGTTGGTAACTACTTAACTGCACAGTACAAAGCTGGGTTTGGTCTCAACCCAACCATCAATGCACAACAAGTTATGCAAATGCAGGCACAAGGTGCTGCACTCGGTCTTAGAGGCGCAAACCTTACTAACTTTGTAAACGCTGCTGTTAGCAACCAGGGCCGTTATGGTATGAGTGGTGCTGCTTCTCAGGCGCTCGAGAACACCGCTCTCGGTGCCGGTATTAGCACTTCTGACATTATGAATGCTAATGCTCAAGTTCGTCAGCTTGAAGCAAGCACTCAAACCAGTACAACATATGGTTCTCTTGCCCTTGCTACTGGCGCACAAAGTGCCGCAGCTGGTGGTGCTGGTTCTGCTGCTGCTGCTGCCATGGGTGTTACTGCAGCTAAGTTTGGTGCTGGTGACTTCATTGCACAGTCGTATGGTATGACTGGCCAAGAAGGTGCTGGTACTACGTTGAATAATGCTCTTATGGCCCAAGCATTGGGTACTTCATACACTGGTTTGTTTGCAGCAGAACGCGGTGCTAAGGGGTCTACATTAGCTCGAGCTCAAATTAAAACAGATGAACAGATTCTTGGATGGGCTGGTATTGATACAACCCAACACTATAAAGACAAGAACGACTTCCTTAACAAGAATCAGAACCAGATTATGACTTTGTCTATGATCTTATCTGACCCTCAAATGGGTTCTAAGCTAAACAATATTGGTTCTAGCCCACAAGCTTCTGCAGACTGGGCGTGGCATGTTGTAAATCAACACCAACAATTTGCCAAAGTAGACGCAGCTAATAAAGCTGAACAACAACAAGGTTGGTTCCGTCACCAATGGGCAAACATTAGCCATGGACCACTCTCTGAGATCGACAGTGCCATCCACACTGGAAAGGTTGTTGCTACAACCATTGGTCATGGTGTGCGTAACACAGTCGATGCAGCTGGTTCGGTTATTGGCAATGTTGAGCACGCTGGTAACTATGCAACAGCCTTCGTTCAAGTAGCAGGCGGTGCTTTGTTGCAGGGGCATGACTTTAAACTCAGTCAAGTTGATGCAAGATCTGCTGCATACTCTAGAGAATATGACACATCTGCCATTAACAGAACTCTTTCACCGCTTACCGCACAGAACACCAACTGGATTGCTACCAACACACACAACGCTTGGAACTCAGCATATGCATCCGCTACAAGAGCTGGTAGCAGCATACTAAACTCAGTTCCAAATGCTCTCAATAGCATGATGGGCATGAATCAATCACCATCACAACAAGTTGAGATCAATTTGCACCCAGATGCTAAGAAGCTAATAACTGCTGCAGTTAAGAATGGCACCGCTGGATTTAATAATGGCCAAGTTCCACCGAACAGACAACCTACTAGAAATAATTAAACTTAATAATTATGCCTATTACTCCCTACACTATTAATGCCAACAGCTCAACAACCCCAATCCCACCGTTCCCACCAAATGTACCAGAAGCAGCACAGTTTACAGATTTAACCAATGGAAATGTTTATCTTTTCCCATTCAACATTAATTCGTTAAACTTTAACTACCAGTTGAATACGCAAAGCTACAGTACGCTGGGCGGACGTGTTACACAGATTCTGTCTGTGCAAATAACTACATTAACAGTTCAAGGTGAAGCTGGTAGCAGACAAAACCTTATTAACCTATACAACGCATTCACTAATATGCAAGACAACCAGAACTCATTAAAATCACCAATGAAGTTTGATGTGCCCAGCAGAGGTCTGTCTTTTAATGTATGGTTGGAAAACTTTCAAAAGGGTTGGGGTGTCACCACCGTAGCATACGAGTACCAATTTATGCTTGAAGTAGACCAAGACCTAACAGGTTTAGTAACGCAATCAGCAACTTCAAACGCTTTGAATCATTTAGTTAACAATGATGATGGTCAGATTGGTTTCAGCGGAGAGTGGACAGGTCTGTCTACAACCGCTGCAAACTTCCAATATGTAGACATTCAGAACGCTATCAAGAGCGGTGCTCTTGTACCTAATACTCCATCTACTAGCACAGGTCCATGATTATGAATAAGAATATGATTGTTAACCCAGCAAACAACACTGCGGCAAATTGCAGAGTATCAGGCCCCATACTGTACCCGGGCATGCAACTAACTAGCTTCAACGGATTCGCTTGGAGTGATAAGATGGGTATGATCCATGAAGTAAAGAATCAACCTACTACTCAACAAGGATGGCAACAATGGCTGGGAACGCAACAGTAACACTGTACCCAGCAAACGTTCCAACTACGTTTGAAATATGGGTGCAGAACGTATCAACAAGCTCACAGAATGAATTTGCTAACTCACAAGTCCGTGCTGGCATGTCATGGAACCCCATTAGACGTGCAGAACAGTTCTTTAACTTTACTGCTGTCTGGCCGTTGATTTCTGTACCTGACTTGAACGCAAAAAGAGACATAGGTTTTGAAGATGTTGATCCTTCTAATGGATTTAGAAAGATGAATCTTTTCCAAGACACAATCTATGCTCACTATAACTCGATAGCACAAGGGTCGACTACTCAGCCAATGACGCTGACCTACTATAACAACACTGATCCAGGTTCACCGTTGTTTAATACCTTGATTAGCAAAACAGCTATTACAGGTATGCCAACAACATACCAAGGCTTTATAAAATCGGTAGAAAAACAATATGTTCGTTTTCAGAATATGTTTGTAACTAGCTACCAAATGAATATAATTAACCCTAACACAGCAAACACTGCACCTTCACAAATAACCAATAACGTTAGCTACGCACCTACTGCAAAAGATCAGCAGAGATATGGCAACGGATGGTTGTTGATGACTGGTAGCGGTGGCCTTGCAACAAACGCAGCGAGCATATCAGGATTGCCATCAAATGGGGCTTAACGATTACTTAGGACAATCAGGAACGTTTATCTACTCACCCGACATCAGTGTCGCTGTGAGCACGATAGACAACGGCATTATAGATATCTCGAACGACATCATTAATTTTACCTTAGACAGAGAAATCAACCAAGTAAGCACGTTCACTGCTACACTGAATAATCCAGGCAGAAAATACGTACTGCAAAATCAAAATGGTAATCGTTTGATTAGCACGATGGATAGAATCACAGTGTTCTTAAAGAGAACGAACTGGGTTCAATGCTTTACTGGTTATATTACATACGCACCATTGCTGACGTTACAGCCAGTGCCAGTTACTATTACTGCTAACTGCACACTTCGCATCCTTCAGGTCACCTATTGGGATGACACACTTATTGCTTACCAGCAGTTGCTGCTAAATGCGACTGACCAGGCAGCAGTTGGATCAGCGGCTACAGTTACAGATGGTGGTGTTGGCCAAGCAGTGGTTAATGTTTTGTATAAGGTTTGTGGATGGAACCCTAACGCCATTCACATTCAAAGCCTTCCTCCTAACTTCATTAGTTTTGCTGCTGAAACATATATTCAACAGTTGTCTAGCGGTGACTTGGATCAAAACGCCATCGCTGAGCTCAGCCAGATACTTAGTGTTAAAGGTATCTCTAGCGGTAATAGTGTGCAAACTGGTGGTTATGCATACGGTTCAACAGAAACGCTTAATAATTCTAAAGCACCAACAGGTACTTCTGTAACTGCATCAAAAGCAGTGCCGTTTATAACTTCTCCTATTGCTGGTGGCAAACAAAATCACCCAGGGCCAAACACATTAAATCCTGTAAACCAAAAACTTATAGAAGAAGACATTTATTATTGCTCAGCCCCATGGTCTTACCTGCAATACCAAATTACCCCTAGCCTTACACCTTCCGGCAGACAAAGCTATCAAAAGATACAAGACCAAGCTAAATCATGGCTAGCAGATAACTGGTCAACTGGAAATAATGACGGTCGTTTGCTTGTTGTGTACAACCAAAAGACTGATAATGCTGTCGCCGTAAGAGCGACAAGCATCCCACAGGTGCCTAACACATCAGCAAATGGCTATGCAGTTTATGACGACAAAGCAGATTATTTTCAACTGCACCCAAGCGTTGTGGCTTACTTAAACGGTACGGTATCAGAGCCATCTAAGTGGAATAGAACAGATGACCCTGGAGCTTCTTACGTAAGCTTCTCGTGGGCAGACATGAACAAGATCAACACAGCTGGTGTTATACCAAGTCCAAGTACAACGGTGCTCAGTGGTATTGCTGGTGTTGCCAATCCAAATATTGGCGACTCATCTGACCCGTTGGTTATTACTGGTGTTCTCCAAACTCTTGTAAGCAACCTGTTGGGGCAAGTAGGTGACAAATACACAGAAAATACTGCGCCAAAACTAGGTTACACAAGAGATAACCCAGGCAAACCAGGAACGGGAACAGGATCGTTTGACTGCTCGGGTCTTGCATGGTGGGGGTACTCAACGATTGGTATTCATCTAGGTGGTACCAAACACGCTGGTACTACATGGTCAGAATGCGGGCCAGTAGATGGTAGCCAAGCTGATAAGTATGGTGCATGGACACCAAACACTCAACAACCAGCTTTGGGAGACCTTGTTTTCTGGGAAGTAACCGGAGATAGCGGAAGTGCGCCACAGCACGTATCTATTCTCATTACTAATTTTGGTGATCCAGGGCCACAAGGCACGCATTTTGCTGGTACTCGTGGCGATCCTGATGTTGCTTACTTGATTGAAGCATCTCATGGTGGTTCTAGTAGTGCTGATCAAAATCCATCGTATGGTGATCCTGTTTATTACAACAGCAATAACCTTGGACCCAACGTTCAGCAAATTAGATGGAGTTCTATCGCCAATGGTAAATGGTTGCCATGGGGGATGAGAGTTATTGGATATCGTAGTCCTATTACTTTGCACCCTAGTTGGACCAGTGCACAACTTCAGCAGCTTTCAATAACTTCTTCGTCGTTAGATAACATTCAGGCAGTTGGTACTAGCACTGGTACAAACCCATCCACCACTGCACCTGGGCAGAGCAACCCCAACAATCCATCTAATCCAACAGGAACAGCGAGCTCGAGCACGCTTAATCCCACAGTTGGCACTGCTTCGGGCACTCAACAACAAAGAGTTTCCTCAACGTTTGCTGGTGCATATAGCAACCTTATGCAGCCACCGCAGTTTGACGTTAGAGCCTCAATGCTAGCTGGTACGCCAAGAGCATTTTTGCTTGACAAACCTGTCATGAATGACATTTCTCAGATCATGGGTGCTGGTTTGCGTTCATACCAGAGCGCACCAAATGGTGACTTTGTTGCTTGGTTCCCTGATTATTACGGTGTATATGGCACAGACCCTGTTATGGAAATTAGCCCAGTGGAGATTCTGGATTTCCAGATCTATCATGATGACAACCAGTTGACTACCCACGTCGGTGTTGTAGGTGACACAAACGGTATTGGTTCTCAAGTTAGCTCAGCTGACTACCTAAACACCAACGGTATCGTTAGCATCCAGGATGGCACCACTGCACAGATGTTGTTTGGTAAGCAAAGCCCCAATAGTAAAGCAAAAGGTAAAGCCAAAAAGAATGACAAGAATGGTGCTATGAACAACTTATCTGCATTGTCATTCTTGGGTAAGTATGGCATGAGACCTTTGGTCCAAGAGCAGCAGATGATTCACAGTACAACTCTTGAATATATGTATGCTCTGTACACATTTATGAACCAATGGGGTAACCAGTTCGCAAGCAATGTTACCTTTACGTTCATGCCGGAGTTATACCCAGGCATGAGAATCTCAATAACCATGCCAAATGGCACCAACGTCCCAGACCAGTACAACTTCTATGTCACAGCAGTCACACACACCGGAGACTTTACAGGTGGTTTCACCACACAAGCAACTTTGACTGCGCCAATGGCCAATGGAAATATTATGCACTACGGATTGGATCTGGCATAATGAGCGTTTCAGGAAAGCAATACGATCCTAACAGTGGCGTTCGTCGAGTTATATTGACGACATACCCGGAGCTTCACCCGTTTAGCAAGGTACAGGGCGCACCACAGAATTACTACTGTAAAGCAGTAGATATGAAAGGTTTTCAGATCGAGGTTGACCTCCAGGCATACCCAGCTGGTGTAACTCTTGATCAGATTGAACCAAACCAGGTGTGGTGGGTAGAAAAGCGCACATCTTTGTACCGTTTGTACCTATACGCTGGCACGTACAACCCACAAACGCGTCAGATCGATAGCACAGGTTTGTTGCCTAATGATACAACTGCTAAGTATTACGCTAATTACTACAGCACTGTAACCCAAACAGCCCCTTTAGCTAATACACCATATGCGACTACCTATAACGCAACATCAGATGCTAATGGTTTCAGTGTAGACTCTACGGGTAGTAAAATTACAGCACAGTATGCAGGTACATACCAATTTGTTTTTACAGCACAAGTAATCAACTACAACTCTTCTGGTTCTGCTACAAATAATCTTTCTTTCTGGTCTAGAATGAATGGTATTGATGTACCCTGGAGTGCCGGTGAGTACACAGTTTTTTCTAAAGGTGGTGGAGTTACTCCAGGCCTTGTAGTAGGTTGGAATTTTATTACAGAAATGAATGCTGGAGATTACGTTCAATTAATGTGGGGTGTAGATAACTCCAGTAACTATCTACAACTTGTAGCTCAACCAAGCCCTCCATATGGTCCAGCAATACCATCTGTAACAATTACAGCACAGCAAATATAATGTACTACAACCTTTATTTTGCATAAGATATTATGAAGACTATTACAGTTAGCAACGGTGACATACAACTAAGCAATGGTAAGATCCAGTTTTCATATGGTTCAGACAAGCTAGTTCAAGACATACAAAGATGGTTGACTGAGCCATTGGGTACTGGATTCACAACACCTGGTTTTGGTAGCCTTTTGCCCGGCATGATTGGCCAAGGGCAAAGTAGCTCAACAATAACTAATGTTACTAGCGAAATTAATAGAGTATTGCAGCTTTACCAGGGCCAACAGATTCAAAGCCTACAGCAGTCGCAGAATACCGGTCAGCTTGCTTACTGGAACAAAAGCGAAATCATTCAAAACATCGCTTCAGTAAACGTTAGTATACAAAACACAACAGTCTATGCTAATATAAGTTTATTGACTTTAGCAAATAGCACAGTTAATCTTTCTGTGCTTATTAACAAAAATGGAGTTAACGTAAATGGCTGATACAACAGGAGTGCTAGCTAGGCTTCAGGCCGCCCTTTCTGTCTACGACCCAACCTGGGACGTTAGCGTAGGAAGCGCAACGTACAAGATCCTTGAATCAGTTGCACAAGAAATCGCTATTGCTAATAATAACTCTGTCCTGCAGTCATACAGCTATGACATTACAACCAAGGCTGGTTCTGATCTTGACTCGTTTACCAGCCTGTTCGGTGTGTACAGACAGCTTGGTAAAAGAGCAACTGGTATTGTAACTTTTAACATTGGTGCAGCAACCAACTCAGTTATTGACATCCCAATTGGTACGCAGGTTGCTGTCCCAATTGGCAATGGTTACACATCAGCCATCTATTTTTCTACGATTACACCCGCTATCATTGGTATTGGTGATACTTCTGTAGACGTTCCAGTTTCTTGTACGATCGCTGGCATCGTTGGTAATGTTCCAGCTGGTGCAATCACCACACTTGTAAGCAGCCTTATGAGCGTTACTTCGGTGACCAATTCTAACCAAACTTCTGGTGGGCTTGAGCCAGAGAGCGATACAGCACTAAGAGCAAGATGGCAAAATACAGCATTTAGCAACACAACTGGTACATACGGCAAGTACAACCTTACAGCACAGCAGAACCCCAACGTAAATCTTGTTAACACAGTTGGAACTCAGATGTATTACAGCGAGCAGTTGCAAGTTTTAGCTTCTGTCAGTGGCACTGGTCCAGCAACCTTCTGTTACGTTGCTTACAGCGGTATGACAGTGAACACTAGCTCAGGAACTGTTACGTACTCAGGTGCGCCAACCGTTGTTGCTTACAGTGGTTTCTCTTCAGGTGCAAGCAGCACTGCCGTTGCCTCTGGCCTCCAAGCCCTGCTCAGCGGTATAGCACCGTCATACTACATTACTATATCTTCAACAAATCCATCGAACACTATTACGAACGGCTTCAGCCTTTCTTACAGCAATACTAGCCCGTACCGTTTGATCCTTGGTAGTGGTAATACGATTCCTGGTAACAGCGTTACAACTAGCGGTGTTACTACCATCAGCGGTACGTCATTCACCACGTATGTCCAAAGTGCTAACCCAGACATCGGTGTGTCGGGAACGATGTCTTACAATGGTGCATTCAATGGGGCACTGTACCCTGAAGGCAATGAGCTCGTTGGTGTAAACCTTAACTCATTTAATCAAGCTACGTTTGCTCTTACAACTGATTATGTTTACCCAAACAACCCAACGCCTCAGTTGACTATTAACTTGCCAAACGGCAGCAATAATTCAGCAATGTTTGTTGGTAGCAACATCCAAGTTATTTCTGAGTACATTCCTGCTTGCAGCAGATCTACTTCAGTTGCTAGCGGTAATTATGTTGATATTTTTATCAATGGTACAACATCTTCATCGGCATACGAACAAGCAGTGTTCAACCCATCTTTTACACTGTCGTCAGGCAACAGCAACCCCATGCTGAATACGGTGAACTATACAGTTGCTAGCGGTAACGTTGCTGCAACTATCACCGGTACAACAGGTGATTACTATGTGCCATTGGATGTGCAACCAGTGATTAACTTCCCATCACAGTTGAACTTGTCTACCAGTGGTGTAGCGGATACATTCTTCTTGTTCAACAACACAACTGGTAGCGGTTACACATACCCAATTGCTTTGAACAAGTATCCATATGTTGTTTTTTCTGGGACAGCAGCTAGTGGAACAAACTTTATTTCTGTAAACAACGCCAGTGGCTTTCTTTACCCAGGTTTGGCTTTGGCCAGCGGTATTGCGACATCAGGAACGCAGTACTTTATTAGCAGTGTAAGTAGCAGCGGTGTGTATCTGAACCAAACTGTTTCAAACAATGGTGCCCCCACAACTACTACTTTCAGCGGTAAAGCAATAGCGTATCCAATCTATGACACCACGGATAATAAGAATAGTACCCTACAAACCACAGCAATTGCTATTGACTCGACTACGCCACCAAACGGTTGGCCATCTTTGCCAACGAATGCATCTGTTGTTACATACAACCATGGGTACAATAGCGACGTCGTATCTGTTGGAACACTAATTCAACAGAGTAGACCTTTTGGTACTAATACTCTTGTGCATCAAGCTAGTTTCATACCGCTAATAATCAATGCAAATATTGTGTTTAGTAGCAACTACACACCAAGCATTGTTCAAACAAATATTAGCAACCAATTGAGCAACTACTTTGGTAATTTTAACTATCTGGGCACAATTTCTTTCAATGCAATCGCCAACCAGATTCTTTCTGCCCCAGGCGTTGCTAACGTAAAAATCACTAGCATCAACACAACATCTGTTGATGGTACTATCGTTAACACATTCGCTAAGGATTTTATCCTTGCAAGCAATCAGCTGCCATCACTTTACAACGTTGTATACACAGTCAAGGGAGCTAGTACTTTCTAATGGCTGGTAATAACTTCCCCGTACAGCTGCACTCTACCTTCTTCAAGAAGGTAAGTAATTTCCCAGTTGATATCTACAACTTCAATGACGGTGATAATTTAACCACATTGATGCAGATACTTTTGGGTAACAGTGGTACAGGCCAGCTTAGAAACATCCAAACAGCAGCAAGAATTACACAAGAGATTCTTGAGTTTAGCGACCTAGATCAAATTTTGGGCACTTTGCTTAATGTCAGCAGAGTATCATCAGAAGTGTATAGCTTTCCTACCAATCCTTTTATTGATCAACTGACTAGCTCTCAATGGCAAGAGATCATTACTAAAGACGCTAGTTACAGAGAAAGACTACTGGGTGCAGCTGAAAGCTACCAGCTTGGCCCAAATCTTTGGGGTCTTCTTACCCTCTGCGAAGCACTAACACAAACCAAGTTTTATGCAGTAGAGTCATGGAGAACGCCCGGTTACGGCAGAACCGGTCTTAATCCAGCTAGAGAAATTGTATTTATCCCATTGCTTGACAGTGCTACTGCTAGTGGATTCTTTTCTTTTAATCAGTACCAAAAGCAAACGATCCTTAATACAATGCAAAACCTTTTGCCAATGAACTACCAAGTTAGTTTTGGCAGCCCAATACAGACGTTTACACAAGTATCTGGTTCGTACACAACAGCAAGCGGTTACTCAGAATCATATTACCTTCAGCCAACAGTAACAACTTCTACCGTTAATTCACCTTCTAATATCCAGCTTGGCAGTGCAACTAGATATTGGATTAAGAACAACAATCAAAATGTTGCACCAAACTTTGCACACCTTCAAACAGAAGAAACTTCTATTGACTTGACAGGAAATATTATTTCTGTCACTAGTACTTCTGACACGACTGGCAACTTAGTGTTTAGCGTTGCCCCTCCTTCTATAACTGTTACATCAACAATATATGGTGGACAATAATGCCTATCCTGCCCAACACATCTAACCCACTAAAGCAATACGTAACAGCGGGAAGCCCACCGCCATTGACAGTTGATGGGCTTGTATACAGCAGCATCTATGCAAATACTGGTGTTGTTGACTCGCTTACCAATACCAACACTACTGGCTATACAGACCCAAATTTTAATACGCTTAGCCAGTCAAATGCTTCTACCACTTTTGACAAATACCAAACAGGTCAATGGTTCTCGAGCACTGATTTTGGTGGGCCAAACAGCGCACCAATTGTTATCACGTACAGCCTTGTAAACACAACGTATTATAATTTAATTAGTTTTGCAGCACTCAACGTACCCTGTTTTATTGAATTGCTTGATCAAAACTTGAATGCTTTGCCAGGATCATCAACGTTTATTGTGCCTGGCGGTAGCGACATCTTTACTACGACTGATTGGTTAAACCTTCAATACAGTGCACCGAGTACGTTGACTGGCGTTACGAGCATTAACCTGCGCATTACTCGCAATAAGACCGTTCAAGTTAATAACCCAATCTATGGTCTTGCTGACGTAGCTTATTCTGTTGGCCTTAAGGGTTTTAGAATCAAGCTAAACGTCCAAAGCATTACAGACATCCCATCTGCAGTCGTTAGTGGAACAACAAGCATCGTTACACAAAACAAATGGGGGCTTGTAGAAAGTTATTCTTACCAAAAGAATGCTGTATCTAACATCTTTTCCAATAATTCATCGTATTGGAAGAGTGGACCTCAGCCAGTAGCTGATGCTGTTGTTTTCTTCTATGCACAGGTTAGCGACCCCAACACTACAGCAATAAATCGCCTGTATATTGACCCTATCTATAGTGGTTGCAAATTTAATATCTACTACACAACTGCATCAACTTCAGGGAATACTATTGATCCAGGAAACTTTACGTGGACTCCTATCAATAGAGACTTTACCCTTAGGAAGGGTATATACGATATCCCCACCATCAACTGTACGTACCTAAAGTTTGAGTTCACTCAACTCATTCCTGAAGTATATGACTTGCCGTTTGACTCTATTCAACGAACAATCAATGTTTTCCCGCTGGACGTAGAAAATTTTTATCAGTCTCTTGAAAACAGCATTATAGACGCTAATTCTGTAAAGTACTCAACACTTACAAGTAAGATGGCTAACCAAACCGGTAATAATGGACTAAACATCTCAACACGTTTTGGTGTTTCTTCTAGCACAATGGCAAATAAGAACACATGGCCTAGTATCGGTGCACTTAACCAATCACAACTTGGTGCAGCTGTGACACAAGGCTTGAACAGTTCTTCGCAGATTATTGATCCAAGTAAAAGCTATAAGTTACTTGATCAGAATGGTAACTATAACGGGTCTACTTACACGCAATTCCTTCAAAGAAGATTCCCATACGCTGAGCAACACAGCTATAACCAGATCAACATAAACCAAACATGGCACCAAGCATATTTTACTGGCATACGTTATCTTACGTTCTTTTTTGAAAACACTTATGATGACCTGCGCGGTACGCCGTACAACCTTTTTGCTAAGAACGGAACAAACAGTGGTTTTTCCACACAAGATGTAAATTATGTAGGTCTTAATCTAGATGACACTGCAACAACCCCATGGTTCTCAACCATTGATTCGTTTAAAAGCTTTAACATAGGTGGTCTTACAACCGACTGGAGAAGCTTCCTCACGCAGGGCAACCCAATTTCGTTAGACAACACTCTAATGAACAACCTCAACTCTGCACAGCTTGCTAGCATGCAGATCTATTCAACACTAACCAAATATGGATCGCTTGGTAAGTCTACGGTATATACAGTTAGCGGTATATCAGGTACACAATATGGTCTAAAATCAGCACCATATCAATACGGCAACAACATCATGAATTACTATGATGCCAATTTTATACCTGTATCAGGTTCTCTCAACTGGAAACCTGTAGGATCAACTAATGTTACTAGCACCGCTGTTGCTTGGGTTAGCGGTACGGCCAGCGGCACAGTTAGCGGTATAACCGTATCCGGTGGATCAAATGCTGCAACGTATAACTTCACTATCCCCACTGTTTATACGCCCAGTGGTTCTACAGCTTGGACTGTTCAGCTTGGATCGCAAGCTTACGGTACTGTTGGTTACGCTTCATATGCACCAGGTAGCGGTGTAAACTACTACTTCCTTGCGACGTTGCAGTCTTCTGGTATAACAAACGTGTCAATGTACACACAATTTATCAATGCAACAACCAGTGGAGTAATTCCAGGGACTACCGTGTCCGGTGGTCTAGTGCAGTTAAACAATACTGTATCGGGTCTGGTTACGATCACAGGAACTAACTACACAGTTAGTGGCCTACCCAGCAATACTATTCAAGTTGTTCTTAGCGGTAGTGCCAACAATGTTCCTTATCAGGTATATGAAGCAGGTGTTTTTCAGTCGCCAACATCAACATGGGTAACACCATCTGACAGAACAAAGATGCGTGTAAGTGGTGCTGTCAGAGTGTTCTTGCCAGGTACAAACAAAGGCACATATAGAGCAAGTCTTTATGGAGTTGACACATACGGCAACACCACTGAGATAGCGTATAAGACCTACGGGTCCTTTAACATGCCATTGAATACGTGGTTCGATATTGAACTACAATCGTACACAACATATGACTACGTATCGTTCTATACACAACTTATCCAGACAAACACATCTGTACAAGAGATAATCTACGTTAGTATGATCGCACCGTTCTATCACCCAGTTAGATATGAGTTCGCCACCACTAGCGGTGGTACAGGTGGTTGGTATCCAATCGTCGAAGGTGTGAACAACCCCAATTACTTCATCTCAACAACATCAGGTCTGACTGCCAGCGGTATCCAAATCCGTATGACAGCACTGGATCCAAATGTTTTTATCTCAGGCGTAAGTGTTGTGCCAAACTACAAGCAGAACCCTTACTATGCCAACCTTGATATAGACTACCAAGGCAGTAGCAAAACAAACGAGAACGATTCACGTCAAAACATTGAGCTCAAGCCGTTCTTTCAGCTCAATCAAAACATTTACCCAACAGCGTTCTCAATCAAGAATGTAGCCGGTACTGTCATCTCCTACCAGGCGGATTGACCCCTACGCATTAATATGCTAGTGTGTATGTATGGCTATGGACAACGGTGTATACGTACAGAAGAGCGAGCTTTTAAACGGCGTGCTCCGTTACAGTTCGCTTGACGGAAGCATTAGCAGGTCAAACCTACTCGACGCTTATGGTACTTTGCGCAATCGCGACAGAATACATGAGTTTCAGCGGTATGTAAAAGACTGTGATTACCAATTTGTCTTTGAAGATGAAGAGGCAGAGCGCCTGCACAACGAACTGCTTCAATGCAGCGCAGAACCCTACGAGGTAAATAGCCCCTTCTTGACTGATCACCAGCTCTTTCCCTTCCAGCACGTTGGATTGAACTACGTGTGGAAACAGATGCACTCAGACAACCCAAGAGTGTTGGTACAGTGGGACACCGGAGCTGGCAAGACGCTGCTTAGCTGCATGACTAGCCAGAAGCTCTTTGACAATGGCGACATCGACATCGTTCTGGTGTTCTGTAAAAAGATCAAACAATACGACTGGGAACAAGAGTTCCGTAGGATGACCTACCTTGATGTAGATCGTGTCAAAGAGAACATGACACGTGCCAAGCGTCACGCATTCTACAAGCAGACCAAGGCTCAAGTCCTGGTCATGAACTATGAGAAGGTACGTGATGGCAACAAAGTACCGAGAAAAAAACAACGTTCCTATGACCGCACTGATCTTCTCCAAGTGCTAGAATTGGTTAAAAACAAAAAAGTACTAATCATCATCGATGAAGCACAGAAGATCAACAGCGGTGTAAGCCTTCTTGGTGAAGGTTTCTTTCAGCTAATAAACAATCCAGATTCACAGACAAAAGCATTAGCATTAACCGCTACTCCATATACAACTAGCCCAATCAATATCCGTAACATCTTCTCAGTTATAGAACCAGAATTACCTGGTGTAAGCGACATGGATAGAGACATGTTCAAGAGAATGTACGGCAAAGAGTTCGGTTATTACAACGCTGGTTATTCACAAGAGCTTTATGTAAAAGAGTGGGATAGGGGTAAACTTCCACTGCTTGGCAAAAAACATGAGAACTGGACTCATATTGCTATGAAGAGTGACCCAATCATCGCTGCTCAGTTCCCAGAGAGTATGCCAAAAAAAATTGTGTTTGAGCTTTCTGACATTGACCGTGCTATTTACGATTGGGCAGAAGAGCAAGCTCAAATGAACTACAACCCAGACAACCAAGTGCTCAACTGGTCATATATTGACACGTTACGAATGCTGTGTAACACCTCTGAGGGGCTAAAGAACAGTGAAAGTAAGTTCGCACGTGAGATTGTTGATCAATTTGGCGATGATATCAGCATCAAAAACAGTGCCAAGTACCAGCTAATTGAGAGCAACCTCGAGGTGTACGCCGAAAGCGGCGATAAGGTTGTTCTGTTCACGTACTGGACCAATGGCACGCTGTTCCCATACTACGAAGCGTTGAAGGAAAAGTTTGGTGCTGACTTCCCCGTGCTCCCCATCTGGGGAGTTGGTATGGATAGTGATACAGTTACAAAGAACATCAGCACGTTCAACTCGACTAAGAGCCCTGCTATCCTTATCACATCAGACGTGGGTCAAGAGGGCCTAAACCTCTATGCACCCTACCTTTGGAACATTGAAGTACCTAGGACATATGCTGCATACAAGCAGCGTGCTAACCGCATCAACCGAGCAGACTCAAAATCAAAGGGTATCTCACACACCTGGATCTACAGAACTGTTGCGAGCAACACCATCGAAGAGCGAGTTGATGCTAAGGTGCTTAGAAGACGAGACGAAGCGGAAGCAATCCGTGGAGTAGTTGACGAGCACGTAGACATGTATGATACGATCGATATGACCCCACGAGGGTTCCTATTCTATAAGTAAAGGAGGTATCTATGGACCCAACCAAAGCGCATTTATAACCTTAGGATTGGAGAATCATGATAAAGAAAGCGATAACATCGTTAGTAGTATTTGCAAGTTTGTTTTTAACTGCCCACACAGCCTCAGCTACCACTAAGATTGTTCTTAGTGCAGCTACAATTGCCGAATGGCAGCGAGTAGCTATTTGCGAAGAGGGTGGGAATTGGAAGCATTTTAGTTATTGGTACCCAAATGCTCTGGGGATTGATAGACCAAACTGGATTCAGTTCGGGGGTAGCGTTACGAAAGTTAGCAGCAAGATTACACAAATTCTTGTAGCTGAACGGTTCATAAAGCACTATGCTATGAGCGTACCGGATCAATACGGTTGCCACGCATGGTAGAAAGAAGATAAAAATGGCTATTAATAAGTACGACCAGATCCACAGAGATATTATGGACCTGCTCCTAGGCGGAGAGATCCACAGTACACTGGTCGGCAAGCAAGTTACACTCGGCGGCTCTGAGGAAAGCACTACAAAGCAATCTGAAGAATTTGCAGAATACATTGTAAACCTGCTAAAAAAAGCAGAACAGTTTCGAAAGGACAATGTAAAAAAGAGCAGAAAGTAGCTTTAGACAGTGAAGAGGGCTGAACTCTATCGCCCCTTCCTGTAGGGCCTGGTCTTCCTCGGGGGTCGTAGTCGGCGTCAATGCCTTGACTCCCCCCGAGGCCCTACCAGATCTGCTAACATAAATATTATGGGAAGATCCTTAAATCTACAATGGCAAGATGAAGCTGCATGCAAAAGCATGTCCATCGAAAACTACGATGACTTTTATCCAGATAGGGGTAGGTCAGCAGAGAAGCAGCTCAATGGCATATGCAGCTCATGCCCAGTAAAAGATGATTGCTTAAACCACGCATTGAGCTATGAAAAATATGGCTATTGGGGTGGCACCAACGCTAAGCAACGTGATAAGATGCGCAAACAACTAGGCATAGAGTTGCTTGATATTGATTACGAATTCATCATGAAATACGCTGAAGAAAAAGCTAGAATTGAAGAAGCTATTCAGGCTAACAAAATGAAGCGTGGCCCTAAGGGTCCTAGAAAGAAGAAGGAAGTATGCGAATCGGACTTGTTGTCCCAGTTTTAAATAACTTTGATCAAGCTATCGACTTGATCTACTCAGCCAAGAGCAAGAATGATCTTAAGATCTACATCCGCCCTCAGTATCGCTACCAGGTTCCATTGGCAGCAGCTTGGAACAAGGGCATACGTGAAGCTATTGCGGATGGATGTGATGTAATCATTGTAAGCAATGATGATGCTATCTTTGCGCCTAACACCATTGATCGGTTGGCTGCAGAAACAATGGTTATGCAAGACAAGTTTGTTATGGCATTCCCAGTTGATGTTATGGATGAATTAGATGATCCATCAGACATCCTATTCGTAGAAGAAGAAAATTTTTCTGGAAGCAGCAACAAAGAGGACCAGAGCTTCTCTTGCTTTGCTATTCGGTCAAACTTCTTTGAATTGTGCGGTACGTTCGATGAGAACTTTGACCCTGCATGGTGGGAAGATGCTGACATGAAGTATCGCATCAAGCTACTAGGCTACACGACTCTTCAGACAAATGTGCCTTATGTACATCTCCGCCACCAGTCAACAAAGAAATTAACTTTGCCTTTGAACTCTATCAAAGCTGGAGAATATTACGTAAGAAAATGGGGAAGTGCTAAGAAAGACTTGCACGAACTATATAGAACCCCATATAATGATATTGAATTAAGTCCTAAAGACTGGAGATAGTTGTGAGCAAAATTAGAGTACTGGCATGGGGTGACTACGCATGTGGCACCGGTTTCGGAACGGTGATGAAGAACATCATGTCCGAGATTAATAACACTGGTAGCTATGACATCGATGTTGTTGGTGTTAACTATGATGGTGGTCCTTATGACACTGAAAAGTGGCCAGGTAGACTGTGGCCAGCTATTAGTGCATTGCGCACACAAGGACCATACGGGGACGTATTCGGTCGACAGGTGTTCTTGGACCTGCTTGCACAGGGTGACTATGACATCGTCTTTATTGTGCAAGACACGTTCATTGTTTTGCCTATTGTTCCTCAGATTCTTGAGCTGCAACGCAACAAGCCAAACACGTTCTCTACAATTTACTACTACCCATTTGACTGCACACCACGTGAAGAGTGGGTAACACAGTGTGTAGCAGCGTTCGACTATCCGGTTGCATACACTGAGTACGCAAAAAACGAAAGCCGTAGATTCATTGGCAACCTTGCTGACAAGCAACATGTAATCTACCACGGTACAAACACCAGCGACTTCTACCCAATCAGCAAGGCTGACCAGAAGATTGCTAAGGCAAACATTTTCCCTGCAGTTCAAGATAAGTTTGTTATCCTTAACGTGAACCGCAACCAGGGACGTAAGGATATCTCGCGCAGCCTTATGGTTATGCGTCGTTTGCTTGACATGGGTGTGGAAGATGCGTTCCTCTACATGCACATGCAGGAGACAGACTTTGGTGGTAGCGTTATCCAGATGGCTAGAACGATTGGCCTTGACCCTGCTAAGCACTATGCTGTGCCAGACCCACGTCAGTTTGGTGCACACAGTGGTTTCCCAATCGAGTTCCTTAACCAGATCTACAATGCAGCAGACGTTTACCTGACCACAACGCATGGTGAGGGTTGGGGTCTGAGCATTACCGAAGCAATGGCTACCAAGCTGCCTGTCGTTGCTCCCAACAACACATCAGTGCCTGAGATCCTGGGTGATGACCGTGGTTGGAGAATTAACAGTGGACACACGCCTAGTCATTGGATCATCAAGGAAAATGACAACGAGCGTATGCGTCCGTTGATGGATGTTGAAGAGGCTGCTAACACTATCAAGTACATCATGGACAACCCTGACGAAGCTGCTCGTCGTGCTGGCAATGCTTACGATTGGATTCAGAAGAATACTTGGGAAGAAATCTGCAAGCAGTGGATCAATGTCTTCAACAAGGCAACCAACAAGGCTCGTACGGCTCGCAAGTTTAAGGCACTGTAATGCCAAAGATAATTAGCATTACTCCGTTCTGGAACGAGGTGCACATTCTTGATCTTAGGATTGGCATCCTGGAAGGTGTTGTTGACCACTTCTACACGATAGAAGCTGACAAGACATTTACCTTCCATGATAAGCCGATGCTTGCCAGAACAGTTGTACACCCCAAGCACACAGTGGTAGAGATCAAGATGCCAGAAGATGTTAGTTTCTGGGGCCGTGACTCAAATTGGGGTCGTGACTACTACCAACGTGACTACAAGGTTGACTTGTCATCATATGATGATGATGACATCGTATTGATTACTGACCTTGATGAGGTGCCACGACCAGAGTCTCTCGAGTTCCTGCGAGACAACTTTGATCCAGAATTTTCTTATGCATTCCTTATGCTCACTCATCAGTACTACCTGAACAACCAGAACATTGGTGAAGGTTACATTGACAGAGCTAGAGCATACAGCGTTAAGCAGTATATGGATCCTGAGTTCCACCCATCGTATTCACGTTTTCACACTATTGCTGATATAATTATTCCAGAATCAGGATGGCACTGGACATACATTGGTGACCCGGAGTGTATTAAGGAAAAAATTGAAGCGTTTGCCCACAGTGAGTTCGACAACGATGAGACGAAGAGTCAGCTCCAAGAACGTATGGATAATAATCTTGACACGCTTGGTCGATCGTTTGAATTAAGAGTTGCCGAACTTGACACGGATTTCTACCCAAAGTATCTTAGAGAGAACAAAGATAAGTACGCTAAGTACATTAAGGAGTTACCATGACATTTGAAGAGTGGCTTGAGTATGGATTTAAGCAGGGCTATTGCAGCGAACAATTCTGCGACACCCACGACGGTCCACCCATGCATGAGAGCGAAGAACTAGCGTGGGAAGAAGGCAGTGATCCTTGCATGCATATGGTGCGTTTAGGGCAACCATCTGATTGGGATATCGGAGAATAGCAGTACGCCTCTGTAGCTCAGCGGAAGAGCAGCTGATTTGTAATCAGCAGGTCGGGAGTTCAAGTCTCTCCGGAGGCACTATGAATTTAAAACAAGCAGCAACAATCATGCTAGAGTTGTGTAAGATCCCAGCTGAACCAAAGCTGGTGGCAGCATTCAGCAACTACTCAGCGAATAGTATGTGGATCAAGTCTGTTCTTAAGGGAGCAGCACCAGCAGCAAACACTCTCAACAACCCGTACTACGAAGAAGCATTGAACGTGTTGCGTGAGAATGGAATTGATGTTAACATCTTTGACACCAACTAAAAGGAGTAAGTATGCATCACGAGACCTGGTGGACAATTCTCACTGATCCCAACCACCTCATTGCAGAAGCAATAGTAGGGTTTGTGGAAGAACTTCTCGTTCTTGGAATCGGCTATGCTCTTGGTCGCAAGAAACTTTGGCAAAAGATTCACAAGCAGTTCGATGAAGAGCACAACATCGAGCACTAGGATTGGCCCCAGTAGCTCAGTGGACAGAGCAGGTGGTTTCTACCCATCTGGCCGGGGGTTCGAATCCCTCCTGGGGTACGCAGTTAACAAGTAAGGAGAAATATGGGACGTAATAAACTGTACAGTAGCAGTAGCAAATATGACATACCATTTAGAGACAGCACAAGCACAGCTAAGTTAGGCAAGCAGCTTGTCAAACGCGCTGCATTGTTTACTGCTAGTTATGAAGCTGTAGCTATCAGCAAAGCCATGGAAAAGGTAAGCAAACAAAATAAAATGACAGAAGAAAATCAAGAAGCTATAGAAAGAAAAAACTTTGAGTTCCTATTGAAGGAGCAAGGGGTGGTATCTATCAAAGAAACTTTGAACTCTTTGTTGGAGTTACTAGTCACCAACAGTGTTGCAATTGATGATACACTGATAAACAACGCAACAACAATAATGGGTGCAATGGATTACCTATTACAACTAAAGGAAGAACACGAAAATGGAAATCAAGCTTAGTGTAAACATTGGGGCAACGCTCCAAGTAAAGAACTCACGAGGTGAGTGGGACTGGATTAAGCCAGAGGTTGGTTGTGAGATCAAGCTCGTTGACGGTGAAATTAAGGTAGAATCATTGCCTACGCAATTCGCTGTCATGTGGGATGAAGTCGTAGGACCTCAGTTTGCAGCTGTAGTCCAAGAGCTCATCAATGAACAGGCTCCAAAGCAGGAAGAAGTCGAAGAGGCTACGACCGAAGAGACTCTGGTTGAAGACGAGAAGCCAAACGTAGACGAGGATGACTATTACTAATGGGAGACTTTGACGATTTCGACGCTTTCGTAGAGAAGCACAAAATCAAGGACGACGAGATCGGCGCAGCATTCGCAGCCTGGATGTCAGGTGCTACTGGTTGGGACGGAAACTTTCAGAAGGTAGAAGAATGACAGTCGTCGCTGCAGCTGTTACAAAGAAGCATGGTGTCGCTCTTGTTAGCGACTCATCTCTAGAATCTCAAACCAAAGATAATGATGGTTACAGCAAGGTTTGGGTTGACAGCAGCATGAACATGGCTTTTGGTGGTGCTGGTGGTCTGAGAGAAATCCAGATCATCAAACACCACATGGAGTTGCCATACTATCCACCATATATGGACGTAGAAGTTTTCGTTGTTAAGGAAGTGGTACCACGCATGCGTGAAGCACTTAACGAACATGGTGCCAAGATGGAAAACTACGAGACTTCGTTCATTATTGCCTGGAAGAACACCCTGGTTACAATTGATGAAAGCTTTGCCGTGTTTACACCAACCAGTGGCCGGTATGCTATAGGATCAGGACAGAGCGAAGCGTTTGGCAGTCTAGGCAACGAAGGTCCTTGGACCAGAGAAGATGTCATAGAAGCTGCGCGACGTGCTACAATAACAGCACTGGGTGTTGGTGGTCCGTTGTGGGCAGTCGACACACGCAACCTAACCCCAGAACAAATACAATAACAGTAAGGATAAATCATGAAACAGAATTACATTATGCCACCAAAGAAGACACCAGCTACACCAAAGCTTCAGGAAGTAACTGAGCCTACGTATGGTGAGCCAACCAAAGCACCAACTCGTGCCGATACACGTCGTGCTTCTGGCACTGGTAACAACATTGCCGAAGCAGTAGAGACCATGGAGAAGCTCAACGAGGTCCTCTACATGAACGAGCTTGGTGAAGTACAGCCATTGTCTCCTGTACAGATCGACAACATCGCTGCTGAGTTTGTTGCAGTCCGTAAGGCCAAGGACATTGTTGAAGGCCGTGAGGCTGCTATCAAGAACTACTTGACCGAGGTCATCAACCTCAAGATCAGCATGGAAGGTGAAGACCCAGCAGCTACCAGTGGTTACCTCGTTAGCCCTGAGAATGGCGTCAAGCTTTCTAAGGAAGTCTCTGGTGGCAAGCTCACCGTTGACATCGACTTGCTCGAGCAGGTACTCGACGCTGACCAGTTCCGCTCAGTCGTTAACCTTGTTGAGACTCAGATCACCACTACTCGTCCTGACGGTAGCAAGGTGGTAGAAGTCAACAAAGCGTACGAGCTTAACGAAGAAGCACTCGAGAAGGAACTAAAGCTCGGCAACGTTGGTATGGAGCAGGTCGTCAAGGCAACCACCCCAGGTAAGGTTCGCTCAGCCTTCTATGTCCGAAGCCTCTAGGTATAAATTACCATTACGTGACGATGAGCCACTATTCTCAGTGGCTATGGCTGCAGCCTTCTTTGATGTGAGTGCTCACGCATTCAGACAGAAGGAACCATACTTCATTGGCTACAATGGTGAACCACTAGAGATCACTAGGACAAGCGGTGGTAGGCGTAGGTATAGTCTGAATGACATACTTAAAATAGCTCATGCTTTGCGTAGAGCTAATAAGATGACAGACAGACAACTTCGCCTTATAATATTGCGGGTAGATGCATTCAAAGAACCAGTGAAGAAGCATCGTAAGAAATACAGAAAAGGAAACAATCCATTATGAAGAAGTCAACACTGCTTCTATTCGATGGTCACAATGTATTCATTCGTAGCTTCAGTGGTTTGATGAGACAAGGGTTGAGTGCACCGGATGGTTCCGGAACATGGGGAGTGTTCGGTGCATTCAACGTAGTCTCTAGCCTTATCCGTAAGCATCAGCCATCGCATGTGATGATCGCTTTCGACAAGGGGCGTAGCGCCAAGCGTCTAGCAATCGACCCTGGGTACAAGGCTAACCGTGATAAAAAGCGTGAGAAGCCACAGCCCATGGAGAATGCTTTCTCTCAAGACTTTAAGCCACAGCTTGAATCATTCATGGCGCTATGTGCTATGAACGGTATTCCATACCTTCGGATCCAAGACGTAGAAGCTGACGACATCATTGCTACGGCTGCGCTTAGGTTCTCACCTGTCTTTGACAAGGTAGTTATCGTCAGCGCAGATCACGACTTACATCAGTTGATTAGGCCAAACATATTTGTCGTGAAGCCAAGCATTAGCTATAAAGACATCAACGAAGAGGTGTACGACACGTCGACTGTCATGGATGAGTGGGGTGTGGAACCTTGGAGACTGCCAGAGATTTGGTCTTTGATGGGAGATAAGGGTGACAATGTAAAGGGTATCCCAGGCATTGGCCCCAAGAAGGCAACCAAGCTCATAAGCGAGCACGGTGACTTGGACACAGTACTTAACCTTGATGATCCTAAGATCTCCGAGCATGTAGACACGGTTCGATTGGCTAAACGCCTCATCGAGCTAAGCATTGATGAAGATTTGCCGTTCCCACCACTGGGCAACTTGCAGTTCAATCCAGTAGCACCAGGAGATCCTGGGGCAAAAGACATCGAGCTGGCTTATGATGCCCTTGGGTTCGCACAAATTAAAGATCGTTGGAAGCACAGAAATCTGTGGGATGATGTCCCACACTTTGGTAAGAAGCTTAAATGAGCAGATGGATAATCAACCCTGAAGTCGATATGGTCAGCACGCTGGCACAGTACGGTCGATTCCTGGAAAATGATTATCGTATGATCATCGAGCATCTAATCATCCCACAGGTATTTGAAGAGTATACAGAGAAGACAAACCGCAAGTTTGTAATCGTAGGTGCTAAAGACAGTCCATGGATACTTGCTAAGAGTGCTTACTTGTGCCTAAAGCTTGCTGGTCCAGATAGTGTTGTGGTCAAGACACCGAACCTGGATGAAAGCTTTATGGTTCAAAACGTTCTCGAGTACCACGCCGATGATGTTCGCTACAAAGTATTTGTGTCACAGCATGACGAGATCAAGCTCAGCAACGAATGGCGAGAAGAGGTAGAAAACGCCACTGACATCATAGTGTTTGGCAGCAAGAACGCCATGGAAGCCTTCCGTGAATACGAGATGGTTGACCGTAGGGTGTGGGAGCACGGGTACCGTTTCAGCTTTGGCATTGTGCAAGAAGAACATCTCACCGCTAGCACCATAAACAATATTTGTTTTGATTTCTTTTCGTTCTACGGCGAAGGGAGCCTAGCTCCAAAGTTTTATTTTGTTGTTGGCAAGCTAAAAAAGAAGATAGCTAACCAGTTCAGTAAAAACATGAGAGCAATTTATGGTAGCTTGATTAAAGAGTACCGTGAGAAGCTGCCGCTTACCAGAAAAAGCGAGCTCACTGAGCAGATGATCAATAGTGATTATGCTGCAAAGTTTGTACGCATCAACGATTTGCATGACGATGAGCTGTTTGATACACTCTACGGAGACATTAGGCTGGTGCCCGTTGATGACATGGAAAGCGTTGAGAATTTCATCAACAAACATAGGGATAACATCAGCACCGTCGCCATTAACATTGACGACGATGTAAAGACTCTAGACCTACTAGAGGAAAAAATGATCGTAAGAATCTGTGACATTGGTAGTATGCAATTCCCAGATTTTTTTGAGCAGTACGACAACGTAGATGACTACAACATTTACGTTGGCGAAGAAGAAGAGGACATCGCTTCTATACAGGGCGATGATTTTATATAAGGAAGAGATATGTTGTTAGCAGATAAACGACGTTCAAACTATGTCAATATGATTGAACGGTGGTCTGATAGCACTCGCTTTAAAGTGTTCTTGACGATCGCTTTTTCAATAGGTGTTATTATCGTACTACCGTTGATCGTGTTGTTTAGTCCGTTCATAATTGCTTGGGATCTCGCGGGTGCTTTCATCCAGAAGATCAACAGCAAAGCACATGAAGAAAATAAGCTTGACTTCAGTGAGTTCTTGAACAAGACAAACAAGTGGGATAAGATTAATTTTGGGTTCAACTCCTGGAAAGATGAATAAATGGATAAGTTAGCACAGACCGGTGAAGTAATGTTTGAAAGAAACATTGCTATTATTGCGAGTAGAAAGCAAGAAGTACAAGTTTTCAGCGATGAATTCGTGTATGAAGGGTTCGTATGTGGCCTAGACGATGGATGGTTGCAGATATACGGCCACGAGGAGAACGACAGAGACAACACTGATACACAGTGGCGTTTCCTTCTCATCGGTAAGCACAAGATCTCAGCTGTTGGTCCGACAGGGCGTGGTTTGCACGACTATGATGACGTTACTAGAGAATGGATTACCAAGAAGATTCAGATCTTCTCGGATATTTGTGAAAAGTTCCTTGCAGCGAGAGGTATCAAGAGTGATAGAAGAGAAAAGCTTTGATGGTCCACTATCGAACTACGACGATGACAGCTATGACGAAGTCGTAGAGGTAGTACCAGCTCAGAGCAAAGAAGACCTTGTTAAGGAGCTCGACCTCACTAGGGCCGACACCAAAGAGTTGCTGATGTACTTTTGCACTAGGTTCAAAGAGACCCATGGGTACGACTACAACGTAGAATGGGTCAAAGAGATGGCTATACTTAAGTCCTTCAAGGAACGTTACGGTGCAGACTCGGGTCCAATGATTAAGCTCTTGTTCGATAAGCGCAAGGGTAAGGTCAACGACCAGGTGATGACAATCACAGCTTTTAGCAAGGGTAGTAAGTGGATTCAAGATACGCTGTATATTGAACTCCAGCAAGACAAGATCAAAGAAGAAAACCGACCAAGTTCAGAAGGGTTAATGAGTACAGATGACTTCCTTAAACGATTCGCTGTTTGATTGGCATAAAGACTACGTCAATCTTAAGTATGAGTTTCTAGACGACGACGAGATCGACTACCTAGAACAGAAGTACCCACAGTTTGAGTCATTCAATAAGCGTGGTTGCCCAACGTGTGAAGACCACACGTGCGGTGACTGCAAGACACAGCTCCAGTTGTACAAGCACTACCTGCGTGCAGGCATCGGCCTGAACTACCAGAAGCTTGACTGGACTGACTTCAACGGTGACGAGAAGGCATCCGACCTCGCTCGCATCTACCTGGGGCAGCACAAGGACTTTGTCAAGGGTGGCATGGGTCTCTTGTACCACGGCACATGGGGTACTGGTAAGACGTTGCTCACCAGTCTTATCGCCAAGGAGCTTGTCAAGCTGGGCTACAAGGTATACTTCGCCACGTTCACCCAAATGGTTGACGAGTTCACTCGTGGGTGGGGTAGCAACGATGACAAGGCACGCTTTGAGAGCAAAGTCGTTAAAAGCGACGTGTTCTTCTTGGACGACATTGGTAAGGAGTTCCGCACCAAGAACAACCTGAGCGAAGCAACCTTTGACCACGTGCTGCGTCAGCGTGCATTGGACAACCGCCCAACGTTCATCACCACAAACATGACGATTAACGAGTTGAACGAAGGGTATGGTAGTGCTATCTTCTCATTGCTCAAGGAACGCATGATTGTGCACGAGATGACTGGCATCGACTACCGTGAGTATGCAAGAGACCGAACGCTTGATGAAATCAAGAGTGGTTTAGTACGTAAGATTATCTAACAGAAAGTAAGAAGATGGACATTGAAAAGTCATTAGTAAAGCATTTTGCCGACCTCGAAAGCTTCAACGTAATCTGGAACAAGGGTATCCGTAGTGAGCACTTCTTTGACCCGGGTGTGCGTGAGATCTTCGACTACAGCCTTGACTACTACGTACGTAGCGAGTTCAAGCAGACAGTAGACCAGGACTTCCTGGAGACCAAGTTCGATGATTACTTTGCTCGGAACGAGTGGCCACAAGAGAGCTACCTGGTGGATGTTCTTGTGGAAGAGATGGTTGCTAAGTACCGCAAGGCAACCACGCAAAGCGTACTGCTCAAGGCAGCTAACGCACTAGACACTGACCCCGAGGAAGGCATTGCCATTGCGCTCAACAGCCTCTCAAAGATTCAGCACGACACTAGTACTCGTGAACGTATTGAAATCTATGGTGAGGGTTACGAACGCCGTGTGAACGACTACATCGATGAGATCGCTAACCCCATGCGAGACAAGAAGGGTATCTACCTGGGCTGGGACCAGCTCAATGACCACATGTATGGCATCCAGAAGGGTGAGCTTGCTGTGGTCGTAGGTATCCCCAACGTGGGTAAGTCGTGGGTGGGTTCAGTCATCGCTCTAGAAGCAGCACGCCGAAAGAACAAAGTGTACTTCGCATCACTGGAGCTCCGTAAGGAACTGACGTTGATGCGCTTGGACTGTCTCGCCAGTGGTGTACCATACAGTCGTTACGAGCGTGGCCAGCTGACACCGAATGAGCTCAAGCGTCTCAAGGAAGCACGTGAAGAGATCATGGAGTTCGGTGAGTACCTACTCATTGACTCGCCTAGCAAGAAGTCTGAGCGTAGTGTCATGGAGCTGTACTCCAAGGCTAAGCACTGGGGTGCTGACCTCATGGTCGGTGACCAGCTGTCGTGGATCACCAGCGAGAAAAACTTTGGTTCCTCAAGCAATTACCAGTCGCTCCAGATGGCTGAAGTTATCAACGACGTTGCGTCTACCAACCGTGAAATGGGCATGGCTTCTGTATGGCTAGCTCAGTTCAACCGTGAAGCAACCAAGAGCAAGAAGGGCCGTGGTGGTCTGGGCAACATTGGGCTAAGCTCTCAGGTCGAGCAGGTCGTTGACATTGCTCTGGGTATTGGTGCTACAGCTGAGATGAAGCGCCAAGAGGCCCTGGTCATGGACATCATGAAGTCTCGTCGTAGTGACCTCAAGTCATGGATGATGGGGTTCGAGTTGCGCGACCGTACCAGTTTGAGTATTGTTAGAGAGTACGAAGAAGCAAGTGGAGAGTAAGTATGCAAACATTCGTCCCGTACGCAGACTTTAAGGAGTCTGCTCGAGTACTAGACCGTCAACGTCTTGGTAAGCAGCGCGTAGAAACGTTGCAAGTCATGAAGGCGCTTAACGACCCCGCCTACGGCTGGAATAATCACCCAGCTGTAAAGATGTGGCGTGGTCACCGTGGAGCTTTGATGCAATACCAGCGTGCTATCTGCGATGAATGGACATCACGTGGCTACAAAGATACATGCCTTGAGAAGACAGAGGCTTTGGTAGTAGAAATCCCATCTTCAGAATGGGAGCAGCCAGCATGGCTAGGCAACTATGCACTGCACGAAAGTCACCGTAGCAACTTGACACGTAAAATGCCAGAGTGGTATGGTCAGTTCTGGGATGAGCCAAATGACCTTCCCTATGTATGGCCAGAGGAGGAACTGGTATGATTGTTTGTTCAGATTGTTTGCAACCTGTAGGGCTACACAAAGACACTAGTAACTATTACCATTTGCCGCCAATGAAAGATCACTGTGATGTGAGTTTTGTTTTCGGTCTCGACATTGGTAAAACTCCTAAGGGAACAGTCAAGATCATGAGAGAGATGGCAGAAGAAACCAACGAACTCTCAGAGCGCATTGATCGTGCCATCCTTTATCTAAAGAACAAAGACTATGATGATGCTCTTGCAGTGCTCCAAGACAACTGGGACGATTTAGAAGATGAGTAGATTCAAGGAGTTCAAATGACTCGTGAACAGTTACATGAGAAGCACCATCCACTCTTCCAGAACCAGGGTAGAGTTGGCGTAGTTAATTACTGTGTAGGGTGTAAAGGACCCAACGGCACACTGATCAATCTGTGGCCGTGTGATGTGATAAGGGCATTAGATGCTTAGGGTAAGACATTACAACGTTAGAAAGCGTCGTTACCCTGACATGACAAAGCGTTACGGCATTGTTTATGCAAAGCCTAGGCGCTTACCACGAAGCGTCGATATCTACGTACGCAACCACGTATGGTCATTCTGGTCGGAAAAGATAAAGAAAGCATGGGATTAATGATGCGTAAGAATGAACAAGGTTTCTGGGAGTGTAGACTACCCATCAACCCAATGAAGCACCCAAGTAAGCTGCATGAGCAGGCATTGAGCGACCTCAGCCCAAGAGACCGTGAGCTCATGGAAAACATTAAGGACGACTTGAAATGGCTGAAGGACAACTAAAGGAGATCTTCGCAGGTCTCGATGTTCACGTAGTACTCCAGGAGATGCTGGGCGTGGGTGAAATCGTGGAGAGTGGTGACGAATATATCCACTCATGCCCACTGCCCTTTGGCAACCACCGCAATGGGGATAAGAACCCCAGCGCAAGTCTTAACAAAGAAACACTACTCTTCAACTGCTTTACCTGCGGTGGTGGGTCAGTCATCTGGCTAGTCCAGCACTGCCTCGAAATCACCCGTGAAGAAGCAATCGCAATGCTCAAGAATGAGGTGATGGGGCTATCCCTCATTGCCATCGAAGACTTCATCAAGCGTCTAGAAAGCGTCTTTGAGCCCTGCCACCCAGAGAACCTGGAGATACCTGTCTACAGTGACACGCTACTCAAGCGGTGGGAAGGTACATGCGATTACTTGACCAACAGAGGGGTCTCAGAGGCCGTACAGCGGTCGATGCGCACGGGGGTGGAAACACGCTCCGAATTTTCAAAATCCTTGACAGGAGAGCATATGGTGACCCTCGATAGGGTCATCCTGCCACACTTCATGAACGGCAAGCTCGTAGGGTGGGTAGCTCGCAAGATTCAAGAGATCGATGGGGTTCCCAAGTACCGTAATTCCAAAGGGTTCCCACGTGGGGCATGGTTGTATAATTTGGACAACGCCCGTGCGTACGACGAGGTGTACGTTGTTGAGAGTCCTATGAGCGTGCTCGTGCTGAAGAGTAGAGGAATTGACAATGTGGTGGCCACGTTCGGCGCAAAGGTCGATAAACAGCAGCTCAACCTGCTCCGCAATTTTTCAAAGGTCAATGTCTTTATGGACGGTGATAACCCTGGTCGGATGGCGACGGAGCACATTACGCAAGAGCTACAAAATTATACAAAAATTGGTGTAATTTTGACACCGGACGACGAAGATCCTGCTACACTGTTGTCTGTGCCTAGCACAATAAGTTCTTTTGAGTACCAGTTACAGCACTGCTTGACTCGCAGTAGTTAGAGCTGCTACACTCATAAGAAGCAGTAACAAACACCAAAACCACAGCCCTAGGGCTTCTAACAGAAAGTAACTACAATGGCATTAGCAAAAGGCATGGCTGCCGTAAAGGCCAGTATCGAGCGTTCCCAGCAGGGTGGCTCGGGTCCTAAGACGTACGACCAGACCAACTGGTTCTACTGGACCGCAGGAGAGGCCAAGGCCCTCCGTTTCCTCACGGACTCAAACGACATCTTCGTTGTTCCAGTTCACGAGAATGTTCCTACGCACGACGGTAAGAAGAAGACATTTGTCTGCCGTTCGGTGTTCGACGCTGCTTGTGAGCTTTGCGCTCGTGAGAAGGGTGCCCCTGGTGCCTACCGTCGTGACGTGGGCTACGGCGTTGCCGTGCTCCGCGAAGAAGTAAAGGTTGACGGTAAGACCACTGGCTACCGTGACGTGACTTCAGAGTACACGGACACTGTTGACGGTAAGGTTGTCACCAAGAAGAAGCCGTACGTGGGTATTATTGCCCAGGGTATGCGCAACTTCTGGAACCAGATTGCTGTCATCTCGGAGAAGTACGGCTCACTGCGTGACCGTGAGATTGAGATCCTGCGACAGGGTGCCGGTACCGACACGACTTACATGGCGTTCGCTTTGCCCGAGAAGGAGATCGAGAACATCGACACTCGCTACGCAAAGTTCATGCCGGACGTCGAAGCGTTCCTCAACCGTATTGGTAGTGAAGAGTACTACCAGGCACAGCTGCACGGTATCGTGAAGCCTAAGGCCAACGGTGTTGCATCAAACAGCACCAACTCTTCTTTCAGCGATGACGACGAGTACGCTGAAGACGAGTACGTCTCTATTGATGAAGAGACGACTGCTGACCGCCTCAAGCGTAAGCTGGCTGCTCAGTAACAAGTTTGCTTAATACCCTCCTCAGGTAAGCAAATGACTGGTACACCCAGGGTGTTCTTGATGACACTCTGCACCCTGGGTGTGCTAGTCGACTATAGTAAGGACTCGTTATGACAGACAATCTTGTTCACCTTCACGTTCACACCGAGCACTCATTCTTGGACGGTCTCTCTACCGTCGATCAATTGGTCAACCGAGTGGTGGACCTTGGCCAAAGTGCAGTGGCCATTACCGACCACGGCGAATGCTCTGGTCACCTGCGCCTACAACACGCTGCCGATAAGGCTGGCATTAAACCCCTGTTCGGTATGGAGGGATACTTCACCGAGAACCGTTTCGACAAGAGCGGTAAGAAGGGTGAGAACTACGACCACATGACCATTGTGGCCATGAACGCCCAGGGACTAGAGAACCTCTGGGCACTCTCGAGCTTGGCGTACATCGAGGGTAGCTACTACTCTAACCCACGCTTTGACTGGGAACTCTTGCAGAAGTACAACGAGGGACTCATCGTCACTGGTGGCTGCATGGGTGGTTGCATTGGTAAGAGCCTCAAGGATGATGGCAACTACGAGAAGGCTGTGGAGCGCATTGGTCGTTACCAGGCCATCTTCGGTGACCGTTTTCACTTGGAGCTACACACTTACCTCGACCCTGAGAGCAACGAATGGAACTTGCGAGTGGCAGAGGCTGCCCTTGACTTCAGTGTTCCGATGATTACCGTGAGCGATGCTCACTACGCTAGCCCAGACCAGTGGTATGCCCATGAGCTGATGACCGCTGTGCAGATGGGTAAGACCATGAACGACCCCACACGGTTTAGCTATGGTCCTAACCAGCTGTGCATCTTCTCTGAGGAAGAGACCCGCAGCAGACTTAGTTATTTGCCCGAGAGCATCGTTGACCAAGCCATCAAGCGCACGTCAGAGATTGCGGACATGTGTGATGCTCGAGTGCCTGGTGCTCGTAAGATGCCGGTGTTCTACAACACTGCCAAGATGGACGAGCGCAAGCTCCGTGAGACTGCCGAGGAAGGCTTTGCTCGTAAGATCGTTGGCCAGGTGGCCGATGACCTGCTGCAGAAGTACCGTGACCGCCTTGAGTATGAGATGGATGTTATTATCACTCGTGGCTTCCCTGGTTACTTCCTAACCGTACAAGACATTATTAATTGGAGCAAGAATGAGAACTTATTGGTCGGCCCTAGTCGTGGTTCAGTTGGCGGTAGTCTGCTTGCTTATGTTATGGACATTACAGAAGTCGACCCTATCCCAAGTGGTCTCATTTTTGAGCGATTTCTTAATCCTGAACGCGTTTCTATGCCTGATATTGACATTGACATGCCAAAGGATGAGCGTATTCTGGTTCGTCAGTACCTTGAGCGTAAGTATGGCCGTTACAATATCGCTTCGATCGGGACGCTGAACACACTAGGACCCAAGCAGTCCATCCGTGATGCCTGCCGTGGCCTGGGCATTAACAAAGAAGACACCCAGCAGATGATTGACATCATCGACGACGACTGGAACATCAAGAACCGTGGAGCTGAATGGAAGGACGTAATGCGTCAGTACGGCTCAGAGTACTCCGTGTGGATGACTAGGTATCCCAAGCTGTTTGAGAATCTGCCTGAGTTTGTTAATCACATTCGCCACGCTAGTGCTCACGCTGCCGGTATTGTTGTCAGCAAGGACTCACTCATTGGTGCTATGCCGTTGAGATACAACCCTAGTAACGATGATATTAGAACACAGTTTGATATGGGAGACGTGGACGAACTTGGCTTCGTGAAGATCGACTTGCTTGGTCTGCGCACGCTGAGTACGCTCATGGTAGCCCTCGACCTGATTAAGGAGACCAACGGTGGCACCCTACCTTTCCGTCATTTCTACGAATGGAACTACGAGTGGGACAAGTATTACGACGACCCAGCTGTATGGGACTCCATCAGCACCGGTCACAATATTGGACTCTTCCAGATTGAGACAGGTTCCCTTAGAAGTTTGGTTAAGCGATTCCAGCCAAGAAGCATAGAAGACCTATGCACCATGATTGCTATCTACCGCCCTGGTATCACCAGAGCTGTGGACTCAGAGACAGGTTTGAACCTGCTCGAGATGTATATGCAAAAGCGTGAGGGAAAGCGCCCCGTAAAATTTAAACACCCACGACTTAGTGCAATACTAGGTGTATCGTACGGAAGCTTTGTTTACCAGGAACAGATCATGGAAACGTGTGTTGAGCTGGCTGGTTACACCATTGTTGAGACTGACCGTGTCCGTAAGGCAGTAGCTAAGTCCAACTACGAAGACATGAAGGACGAGGCTGAGATCTTTGTGCAGAAGTGCATTGAGAACGGCGTCGACAAGGCCACAGCTGAGTCAATTTTCGATGACATGCGTGCGTTTGGTATGTATGGTTTCAACAAGTCACACGGTTATGGCTACTCCATGCTCTCCTACTGGACTGCCTGGATGAAGCACTATTACCCACGTGAGTACATGACTGCTCTGTTCCGTACCAACCCAGCTGACAGCGTGGTGTACACCCGAGAAGCTCGACGCATGGGTATCGAGGTGCTTGGACCAGACATCAACGAAAGTGGTAGCAACTTCACCCTGACGAAGAACGGTAGCATCCGCTACGGTTTGAGCAGTGTCAAGTTCGTAGCTAACGCTGCAGCTGAGATTCACAAGCTTGGGCCGTACAAGAGCATGGATGAATTCGTTGCTCGAGTCCCGACACGACGCATCAACAAGCGTGTTATCATATCGATGATCCGTGCGGGTGTGTTTGATAGCATCTGTGGGGATTCAAAAACAGCACTATACGAGTACTGTAAGGACCGTAAGGAGTTCAAGAAGTATGTCAACACTACATGTCCTCCGGAATGCGCTTACTGCGCTGGACGTGATAACTATTTTGATTGTTATGCGATTAACGTGGAACACATCCTCGACCGTGGTGCCAACGAACAAGAGCTTCTGGGCACTATGGTTAGTATTGATCCTCTTGCTGACTACATAGAAGTCATCGAAGAAGAGCACAACTTTCCTGGAGAAAAGAAGATGTTTAAGGGTGAGAAGGCTATGCTCGGTGGTATAGTGACAATGATCAAACCATTGGTTACCAAGAAGGGTAAGAACCCAGGCTCAGAGATGTGCCAACTTTGGGTAGAATTGCCTATAATGTCTGTTGAAGAGGATGGATTGCTTGACGAAGAGAGCGAAGAGAGTTCTGCGAAAGATGAAAGCGTTCAAATCGTGGCGTTCCCCGATACCTATAAGAGAATCAGAGAAAGTCTTGAAGTCGGCACGCCAGTCCTGGTGGAAGTCGAGAGACTGAAAGACGGTCTGAGTCTTAGGAATCTTTTCCGACTTGACAAGCTAAAAGAAGCAGTGTAGTATCGTATGCAGTTAGAAGAGGAGGGCTTTATGGCCAAGATGAAAGAATGGCGTTGTCCCAAGTGCAAGGCAGAAGTCCAAGCACTTGCCAGCGCAGTAGCACACCGTTGCCCAAGCAACAAGAACACATTCACAGCATTTGAACAAGTAGAGGAGAAGAAATAATGAAGTACGCACGCCTAGAACACACCAAGATTGACCTGAACGCACACGAAGAAGGTGAGTGCCAGAGCCCTTATGCCTGTGCCATCCACAACCGTACTAACCACCACATGCGTCACTTCAAGCAGTTCTACCGCTTTGAACGTGGCATAATGGAGCGCATCTGTTCGCATGGTGTGGGCCACCCAGACCCAGATGACATCAAGACCATCAACGGTACGGACGATGGTGTTCACGGATGCGATGGCTGCTGTATCCGCTTTGCAACAGAAGAAGAATACCTAGATTCACAGAAGAACGGTGAGTAATGCGTATCGAGATCGAAATTGATCCAAGAACATATGCAAACATGATGCGTGATGCTGTATACTACAGAATAGATAACATCGAAGAATTTATCGAAACAAAATTGGAGGAGCTATATGGCTAAAGATGACAACCACCCATACGAAAAAGCACCATGGAAGGATCCATGGTACTCTAAGACATGCCCTTGTAAGGAATGCAAAACTAAAGAACGCTGCGGTAAGTGCAAGAAGGATAAGAGCATGAGCGTTCACCCAAGCGTGAAACCATTGGAAGAAAAAACACCTTTGCTTACCGTAGAAGAAGCCATTGAGTTGTATCGCAAGGCCAAGGCTGACAAGGTTACTATGGAGCTTGCTTTGCGTCATGCCCAGGCAAAGGTTATTGAAATCGAGGCAAAGACTATCTCGGCAGCCAAAGAAGAGAATCGTGCCAAGTTGACTCTGGAGCGTGCATTCGAGAATGAGGCACGTAAAAATGGCTAGAGGTACTGACGCTATTGACAAGCTCATCGCAGATCTAAACAAGTTCACACCAGAGGGATCAACCAAGCCGTTGGTCCTACGAGGTAACGACATCGAGAAGGTGAACGCTATCCCTTGCTTCACACCAGCACTAGCTTATTTGCTAGGCATTGGTGGTTGGCCTGAGGGGAAGCTCATCGAGTTCTTTGGTAAGGAGCACTCTGGTAAGACTTCGTTCGCCATCATGGCACTGAAGGACTGCTACGACTACTACAATGGCGAGAAGATGGTAGCTATCATCGACCTCGAGCACCGCTTTAACCCTGAGTGGGCAGAGAAGCTTGGTCTGAAGATCGATGAGAACCTCATTGTGGTACAGCCACCAGACGCCGAGACAGGCACTGACATGATGGTTGCCCTCATCAAGAGCAAGCAGATTGGTGCTATTGTCTGGGACTCCGTTGGTGCAGCAGCTACCAAGCACAGCATGCAGCAGCTCACAGACAAGAACGACAAGATGGGTGGCAACGCTGCAGTGATGAAGCGTAACGTCCAGACAGTTGCTCCTTTGGCTAACCTCTACGGTGTTACCTGCTTTTACCTGAATCAGCTCCGTGCTGACATGGATGGTTACAACCGTCCTATGACCCCAGGTGGTCACGCAGTCAAGCACGCAATGAGCGTACGTATCTACCTACGCCCAGGAAGTGATAAGTACTTTGACAAGATCAATGGCGAGAACACTCAGGTTGGCAATCCTATCGTTGTTAAAACGGTAAAGAATTCCTATGGACCTCCCTTCCGTGAGGGTTGGACTGACTTCTACAGTCAGCCATGTGCATTCCTGGATCACCCAGGCATTGACACACGTAGAGACCTCGCACGTATGGGTATTCTCCTGGGGGTAGCTAACCGTGCAGGAGCCTGGTTCACTTGGCGTTACATCAAGGCACAAGGCCGTGACGCTTTCTTTGAGTCGATCTGGAACAGCGGCATGGCAGACGAGTTCGAGGCAGAGATTATTGCTGCTATCAAGAAGGGCTCAGGTATTACAGAGGTTGAAGGCGATGAGTTCTTTGGCCGACCACTAACAGCAGACACAGATGATCTGCACGACCCGGAGGTATAACAATGCAAGTTGGAGATTCAGTAGTATCAGTATCGTCAGTTGGCACTATTGTTGGTGTAGCTAAGTCTGGTAACCCAGTCATTGAATGGTCTGGAACTTACTCAGAATTTGAAGAGGTGGCACCAGAAGACCTTATTGTTGTTGAGCTTCCTAAGCCAACCGAAGAGCTCGACCCATCAAAGGATGCAGAATGACTGACCACGAAGACGAGTACGAAGGCGTAACCCTATACGTTGATGCAGAAGGCTGGCCCGACAACCTCGCTGGTGTGCGTTTGTTAGAGCAGACAGCTATGCGCATGGAAGATGGTCGAGTCAAGATCATTGGTGACCCAGTGTGGAGTCTTGAGGCAAATGACTGAGTATGTCCCAAAGAAATCCACGTGCAAAAACTGCTACCGCAAGTTCGGTGAAAGAAGAGAAGTCTTACAAGGCGCCGATGGCACATGGGTTCACACCTTCAACAACGGTCAACACTACCCAGTCAAATGCAACATATGGGAGCAATGGGAAGCCGAACCTGATGACTGAGTTTGAAAAGGTTTTGCAGGAGATCTATGATCTTCATAGCAAAAAGCAATCTGATTACGGACGCCCAGAACAGGGGGACCCCTTTGCCAATGTACGTGCCAGCGAAGACTTTGGCATCCCTGGATGGCTGGGCGCCGTAATCAGAGCAAACGATAAGGTACGACGCATCCAGAAGTATGCACGTGGTGGTACCATGGTTAATGAGTCGGTAGAAGACTCGTTGCTTGACGCAGCTGTTTATTTTATGATAGCATTGTGTTTATTTAGGGAGCAAAATGGAATCAGCACGTGAGAACATTGCCAAGTGGGTTAAAGAGTTCAGAGCTCGCGACAAAGCACATACTATTTCTATTGATGTAGACTTCTCAGAAGAAGAGCATGCTTCAACGCTCAGAGCTGCTACCTCATTGGGTATGACTTTTGATGAGTATTGCAACTATGCTCTAGAGAAGGCTTTGTTATCTTATAAGTGCCCAACATGTTTGCAATACAGACCAGATAGATCAAAAATCTGTAAGTTCTGTGGGGAGATTGACTGATGAAGCGTAACCTTTGGAAGAAGATTGAACGTGAAGGAGACTGCTGGGTATGGACTGGCAGCACTGCCAACCGTGGCTACGGTAGCATCCACCACAACGGACGTAATGGTTATCTACCACACCGATTGGTGTGGGAACTGCTGCGTGGACCGATCCCTGATGGATTGGTACTTGACCACATGTGTCAGAACCGTCGTTGCGTAAACCCTAAGCATCTTGACCCAGTAACTAACCGAGTAAACATTCTTCGTGGTAAGAGTGTTGCTGCTCTTAACTTTATTAAGACTGAGTGTGTCAATGGCCATGCATTTGACAGCAAGAACACAAAGATTAGGAAGGATGGCACCCGATCATGTCGTCAGTGCGAGAGAGATCGTCTAAAGAAGTTTCGAGAAAACCAAAAGCTAAAAAAGCATCAGAGATAAAGAAAGCTTATAAAGAACTCAGAAAAGAGTTCAAAGCTTTGTCCAAGGAGAATAAAATCGTGGGTAGAAAATTAAACGCTGCTATACAGCAGGTGTATGCATTGAACGTAGAAGCATACACAAAGATCGAACACTCGCCCAGTGAGTTTAACAATGGCTATGCAGTTGGTCTTACTGAAGCTATGAAAGCTATGCGTGAAGTCGAGCGGGGTAGATACTTTAAGTTCCCGCTTCTTAATAAAAAGAAGAATAAGTAATGGAAACAGAAGGTTACTGGCGAAACGAATGTAGGAAGCTCCAAGATGAGCTCCGTCAGGTGTATCAACAGGTTAACTATTATGTTGTTGAGAATACAAAGCTACGTGAAGAAAACGTAGTGCTAAGAGAGCAGCTCAATGAACAATCCGTATAGCATCTGGGCTATAAAGTATGATGGTAAACGTATGCATGTAGAGTATGCTACACGGTTGCCACGTAAGTTAAAAAAACTTGCAAAGACTGTATTTGAAGCAATGGGAGATCGGCACGGAGATTTTGTTCTCGTTAGTCCAGGGTTTGGAGAGTTGACAGAGCAATGGGTAAGTACCAACAAAGATTTAGCCAACGTCAAGAGCGAGAGCTCGAAGAGCAGTGGCCCCTTGCCAAGCGAACAGTAGGCTCTGGCAACAAGTGGGAGAAGGGTGACCTTTCTACGCAAGAGCAACACATGGTGGAGTTCGTCATCGAAGCGAAGGCTACTCAGGCTGCATCGTTTAGTATTACAAAGAAGATCTGGGATGCCATTAAAGGTCATGCTCAGGATCGCAGCTGGCTAGCTAGACCTATTCTTGCTGTGCGTTTGTACGGTGCTACCGAGCAGGAAGCTGCTTGGGGTGGTACAATCTCACATACCCCTGAGACACTGCCAGTAGAATTAGATCTTATCTGTATGGACAAGGATGACTTTCTTGAGCTATACTATGACTACATACGATTGAAGGAAAAGGATGCTAGTAACAATGCTAACGAATAAAATTGTTGACCTAGTGTTTATGGTGCTCGCAGCTTTTCTTATTGAACGAGTAACTAAAAGGAGAAAGAATGGATGAGCAGCAATTGCAGTTTGACCTAGAGTTTGACGAGCAAGAAGATGAGTAGCTTCCTTGAGCGTACGCTGGCTGCGTACCAGAACGACGAGCCTATTACCAAGTACATCGAGGAAGCCTTGATGCTTGGCGACGTGTTCCCTGAAGAGTATCCTGTTAAGGTATTCAACAAGGAACGAAAATTTGATAACATGTATCACCCTTCTTCTGACGTAACTGCGGGTGAGTTGCGCCTATATTATAGGTTCCACCCCAAAGAAAGGTTAAAATGTCAAGAAGAAAGAATAACACCCACCCTCGCTATGACTTTCCAGGTTGGCTCGGTTTTTCATTCAGTCATTCAGAATTTGCTAATTCACATGGGCTTTACTTCTCTCGACAAGGTCGAAGTGAAGTTCAGAAACGAAGAGCGGATGATTGCTGGAGCGGTGGATGTATTGGAACTCACGACGCCTGATGGCACGTTCCTAGTAGACATCAAGAGTACCAACCAGCTTCCTAAGGAAGCAAGCGAGCAATACGCCATGCAGCTCAGAGTGTATCAGGATAACTGTCCTGGTGCGCCTGACCGCATGGCTTTGCTATTTATTCAGAAGGCTTACCCTCACAAGATCAAGACGATCGAGGTAAAGAAGGACCAGGAAGCCCTGGATAAGCTATACGATAAGTGGGACCGTGTGCGTGTAGCCATCAGCAAGAATGACCCTACTGGCCTTAAGCACTGCTGCAACGGACCAACCGATGAAGAGTTCCTGGGCTGTCCTGCCCGTAAGATTTGCTACTATTGGAACAAAGATGAAAAGTAATGCCTGGCCTCCTGTCTTATTTATGATTTCTGTTATATCAGTTTTATTAGTGATGTTTGCCTCATACCCTTGGGAACTGACGTTTGTATTTGTTCCGCTCGCCTGTCTCATCGCCTTTTATGTATGGTTAGATAACCATGACCAATCCTAACAAGGCCAAGGGTAGCAAGTGGGAACTCGACGTTGCTAAGTACTTCAACGAACGTGGTTTCCCAGAAGTAGAACGTCGTTACGGCGCAGGAGCTACCTTGGACAAGGGTGACATCAATGGTGTCAAGGATACTGTTGTAGAGGCTAAGAACTGGAAGAAGATCGAGCTCTCAACCATTATGGATGAGGCACTAGTAGAGCAGAAGAATGCCAAGAAGCGGTTCGGCATTGCTGTCATTAAACGTAGGAATAAGAACGTTAAGGAAGCCTACGTGATGATGACGCTCGAGCAATGGATCGATCTTTTTTCATTCTTTGTAGATAAAAACCATAAATAAACTTGATACCCCAATGTAATTAGGGTATAATTTTACACTATGAGAATGGAAGACAATGAGTAATTTTGGTTTTCGTAAAGGCTTAGACAGTCTTACTGAACCTGAAATGGACAAGCCCCATGACGATAAGTTTGGGGACCTGCACCGTTTCGTCGTACGTTCTTTCCGCTGGGAAGGCAAGCCTGAAGAAAAAGAGATGCTCGAAAGTATCGAGAGTATTGTTGACAACTTTATGCAAGAGTACATCGACCCAGCTGAAGTAATCATTGCCAGGTTTAACTCAGACAACAGTATAGGTGGGGCAGAGGGTGATCGACTCTTCCTTAATCTACAAAGTGCCATTGTCGCTATTGAGGAAGAAGTCACTAGACGATACCTCAGAGCACAATTTAGTTACTACATGCTTGATGATAAGTACAACGCTTCTTATGTCAAGCATGCCAAGGGTACTACCAATGATCTTAATGCTCGCGCTCGGATGGAAACCCGGGACGATCGTTTATTCTACTTTGTGCAGTACAGTGCTTGGCGAATCATTAATGATAAAGTCAACAGTCTAAAGGCTACGCAAAGACATATACAGAACCAGCTATATCGTCGGAGCCAAGGTGGGCAATACTCCTAGAAAAAGTCGTAAACAAGAAGTTATCCAGGGTAAGATCACCTGGCAAATACTCGAAAGACTATTAAATAACTATTGGGAATGGCAAGAAGTTTACAGAACAACGGGTAACCCCGACCTCCGTTTAGACAACGGAGTAACCGTAAATATCTATGACATTCTCAAGGGTATAGACCGACTGCCTCCACGCCAAAAGCAGGCAGTCGTTTTGTCATGTCTGGAGAACCGTAAAGAAGTAGAAGTAGCACGCATCATGGGATTTACCAAATGGTCATCACAAGTAGGCATGTATAAGCGTAAAGCATTAAAGCAGATTTGTGAAACGGTTTGGGCAAATGAGAATGACTAGTCCAGAAGATCAATACCAGAATCTAGAAGATACATACCGTGATCGGCTCCCTAAGAACTGGGAAGACATGAACATGCAGGCCAGACTGGACTGGTTTGGCCACAGAATACTGCTTGACTTGCGTGAAGAGACTGGTAAAGAAGGCTCAAAAGACTGGGGATTCCTCAGCGAGTACCAGTTGGAACGGCGCCGACGCCGTGAAGTTCAAAGCAAGCTCAATGGTTGGGATGATATCCCACCAAGACAAGGCATGTTTAAAAGAATACACGTAGACAAGAACAACTTGGTCATTGGAAAGAAGAACGAAGATGGACAGAAGAACCCGTGAATTTAAAGAGCTAGTGAAGATGACGCCTACTACGGCGGATCTGCTTAGCGAAGAGATAGATGGCGAGATATTTCTATATAAATATTCACCTCAGTGCAAAATCTGCAACACCAGCGATGAGCTGAAAAGCGTTATCGACTCTCTATTGTTGTTCCCAAAGACGTACAAGGAAGTTCTAACGCTCATCCAGCCCCTCCAGGAGAAGCTTGGTTTGTCTGAGGAAGAGCGTATTAACTACGAAAACATCCGCAACCACCAGAAGAATCACCTGCCTTTTGAGAAGAAGATCGTCCGTGACATCGTTGAAAAACGTGCCCGTGAGAAGAACCGCAGCATACTGGACGCCGGCGACCGGCTACTTACGGCAGAAGCTTTCTATGAAATTATCGTAGCTAAGGGGTTTGAAGACCTGGCTCAGGGGTATGAAAAGCCTACGCTAACCCAGACAATGCACGCCATGGAAATGCTGCAAAAGCTGGAAAAGGAAAGCAAGGAAAATTACCGCCCAGAAGATCTTATCAACCAGCTGGACATTATCTTGCTTGCTATCCGTGACGTTGTCCCCGCTGCAATCAAGGAAGATCTGTTCAAGAAGATCGAAGAGTACCAAACTGGCGGTCTTGACGTACCTAGCAAGAATAAAAAGATCAATAAACCCGTACTAGAAGCGGAATATATTGACGAAGATCTCATAGAAGACCTATAAATCCCCATAGTTTTATGTAAAACTTGTAGTAAAACGCATGAGATATTGTAATCCTAGGGGAGTATATGGCCGGTAAGAACAGAAAAGAATTAAGCCCACGCCAATGGTGGCGTCGGATTATCCATTCAGATAAAGCAGATAACCCCGTGCGCGCATTCGTAAACGATGAAAAGATTGATAACATTATTCTGCCTATGAGCAGCAACCGCAACCAACGCGAGGGTCTTATCATTAACAACTTAACTCCTGCTCAAATTGTCCAGATGAGTGAGAGTTACAATCGTGGTAACACAATGTTTATTGGCTTTGGTGAGCTTAATAGGTCAGTTCAACCAGAAGTATGGGGGTTCAACCCCGGTGACCACTATGAAGCAACAGTTACTGAAGAAGATAACTCGTTTGACCCACCATTGCTGGGTGGCCAAAAGGCTGATAAGTGCCAACGATGTGGCCGATACGTTACACCAAACAAGCTTAGACCAAGAGATAGAACTGTTGTGAACAGTAACACTGGTGAATCCTACGTAAAGAAAGAACTTAATTGCATCAACCCTTGTGTCGATGAGAATGCCGACGATAGCGAATTCGGCGCATTTGGAGCTATCTAATGAGACCTAGAGAAGACGAAATCAGAAGAGAGATGCAGTTCCACAGCGATCAAGCTGATAACTTCAAGAAGAACATTAGGTCTAGTATCCCTGATTACGATCCTAATGCTGTCAACCAAAGTATGGATAGAGCAACAAAGCTTAAGCGCAACGAGTCTGCTGCTCGATCTAAGGTGCCACAGTTGTTTGGTTTGCTAAAAAAGAACGGTGCTTCCTTTCTGCGTTTTGCTGGTAACTTCACGGCCATCCCATTCAGTAGAGAAGCAAAAAGAGGTAGAGCTTTCCCGAATGCTCCGTTGACGTATGCTGCTTTGATTAGAAACTTTGATCCGTTAACAAAACTATCTAGCATCCATCTTGATAGCAAGAAGGATGTCAATGGTAATACCATTGGTGGTTGTTTGGTGTCCGATGACGGAGGCATGACTGAGCACAGGTTCTTTACCAACAATGGCAAGATTGAAGACTATAAGCCACAAAAGATAGAAAAACTTGATATCTGCACCAACCCACAGTGCTATGACTGCGTTGATTGCTTGGAACACCAAGATGCTTTGCACAACGCATTGAGCAATATCTTTCCAGAGAAATCAGACCCAGATGGTCACACTCGTGGATACCACATTAAGAACCTTATTTCTACGTTGAATAGTTGGGCATCGCACCACGACTCATGTGGCAACGACATGTCAATGATCAACGGTGGTTTTTCTTGTGATGATATTAACTTTAAAGAATGTGCTGAAAAACACCAACTTTTTGCTGGCCAGCTGCGTTCAATTGCGCGTGACATCGAGCACGCATTTACACAAGATGGTGTCGGTAAGCACTTTGACCCAATCAACGGCGACGATCAGGAAGAAGGATACTAATGAAGATTAGCGAAATTTTTAAGAGAAACAACGTTAAAGAAGCTGACAATCTTTATACTAATCCAGTACCTGGGGTTACACCAGACGTACGACCTTCAATAAACCCAGGTGAGCAAAAAGAGCTTCTAAACAAAGATAACGCAATGAGAACGCTGCAGGAACAGTTCAATGTGTTCCCAGCGCCAGAAGGTCAGGCATTTCAAACGGTCCAAGAAAGTTTGCTTGGTGGTCGTTTTAAAACGACTGAAGGCGTTATAACACCTAAGACCGAAGGTGGCATGAAGTATGATCGTTCGCCAGAAGACATATTTACCCCAGAAGAATTGGGGAGCTCAATGACTGCTTGCAACTGTGTAGAAGAAATGCCAGGTTCTATCTCACCTGAAGGTTTTAGAGATCTTAAAGAATGGGTATCTCGTGGGCCTGACTTCAGGGGGCCGTTTGCTACGCAAGAAGAATACGAAAAAGCAATAAAAGCACCTCGCGATGCATTCATTAAAGACATTCCTAGAAGACGTGCAGAGCACATTAAGTACCACCAGGACAGAGGGCTCCCCATTCCTCCGTTCCCCTCAGACGATGAGCTAATCGAAAAGTACGATAGTTTACCTTCTCCTGAACAAACCATGCACAGAGAAGTAGTTAAAAAATTTCTTGGTGCTCTTGATTCTCCACACCTCCCTGAGAGTAACTTAATAATTAATGAGTTTACACGCTCAAGCAAAAATAGTAGATTAGAAAAAGAAAACCAAGTTAATACTTGGCACCACTTGATTGGTCACATGGTCGCTGGCGGCATGAAGCCAGAAGATATTGGCATGTCTCCTGAGCTCTTCGAGATGGCTCGTCATTCTATTAATTTTTTGCGTGAACACCACGCAAGAGGACAGCAAGAGCAAAGCGAAATTCAAAGAACGAATGCACTCCTTACTGGTCAAGAAAAAGAAGAGGAGTACCGAGAGAATCAGCTCGAGTCCCCCGCTGGATGTCCTACTTGTGAATCTTATCGTAACCATTTTAATGATGGCATTGTAAAGCTCCAAAACAAAATTCAAAAAAGAATGCTTAGCGGTGGCTCTACGTCGTCACCAGCTTATGCTACTGAGACTGCTGCTGAGCTTGCTCACCACGTTCATGAATTGTATCGCGATAATGTTCAAGGAAGCGGCCCATTGTCAGATGAATCTGGTGGGGAAGGTTCTTTCGTAAGACAAGCTTTGTTTGAAGCACACGGCAAAGACATTGAAGCCCTTCACGGTATTCTCGGTCAGTGGGATAGACACCGTGATATTCAGCACCCATCAGGAGCATTTTCCTGGGCAGGAAGATCACAGCCTGTTTCGTTTGAATACAAAAAGCCTGAAAGAAAAGAAAAGCTTCTTGATATTCCTGACCTCGATGTAGATACAGAAGAAGAACCAGAAGAGATTGAACGCGACCCTGAGATCGAGAGCGTATACGACAGAGTCATTGGTGTGCATGGTGGTTGGGATCTTAGACCACGTCAAGATATCCGCACTACTGAACAAGGTCGTATCAACTTTACTGACGAACAGGGTAGAGAAATATCTCCACAAGAGATCATTGATTCCGGTGAAGTAAAGATTACTGGTGGCCCAAGAGAACTTGAACCAAACGCTGTAATCCGCCACCCAGGATTTGACTCAGGTGAGCGCCTTGTAACGGATGCCAGACCAGTCAACGAGACCAAGACTGTGCAGCTTGAGGGAAGAAACGTTGAAGGTATCGTCGCGCCTGGCGGTGAACCTCTTAGAAACAGAACTTTTATCAAAACTCAACCTAACCGTGTCGATCGTGTTTGGTCATATGATCCAAAGGAAGACCCACGTAATTACGAGTTTTTCCAACAGCCAGCAGCAGAAGGCGAACGTCCAGAAATTCTTCCTAGAAACAAGAACTTCATGGAGACTAAGTGTATTTTCAAGGATTGCAACGACCCTTACAACTGTGATGGTGAGCACGAGTACACATGGGAAAAGCCTGTACAAACTGAAGAAGCTAGACGCGAAGAGCAAAGCGTTAGATCTACTCAAATCGTTTCAAAAGAACCAACACGCACAATTACACTCTCACCCGAAGATCATTCGCCAGACTGGGAACCTTTTATCTCTAAAGAAGAATGGCAAAAAACTGTCAATGAAGAAGGAAGACTTGAGCCTGGCCGTACACTAGAAAGATTTTCACGTCCACAACGTGCTGTTTACCCATGGGGCAAAAAACCATTTAGACAGCTGACCCCCGAACAGCAGGAACAGTTTTTTGATTTAACTCAAAAAAATGAAAAAGAACTTCAAGCTTGGGAAAAGATTAATCAATTTATAGATGAAAAGAATGCACCTATTCTTGAAGAACGAGAAGAAATTAAAAAAGATTTTGACGATAGAACACAAGCCAGAGGCGCACGCATCCGTGAACTGTCAGGCACGACAGAAACTAAGCAGTTTGTTACTCGTGGCAACTTCTTGCGTACTCGTTGCTCAGAGTGTGGACGTGGACCAGAACAAGGTCACAGTGGTTGGCACCGTGACCCTGATAGAACGTTATACCAGATCCCACGTGAGCATGCATTTATTTTCCAACGTGCTGGTGTTCAACCAGACATTGCTCAATGGCACGAATACCTTGACGCACAGAGAGCATACGATTCACAGACTACTCACGTAGAAGACCGCCCTAAGACTGTTACAGAAACCGTCGAGCACGGTGTTGGTGGACTCAGAACTCCGTGGAAAGATTATCCTATCGATCCTTTAGATAGAGACATTAAAGCAATAAAATCAGAGGGATACAAGAAATGGTATGACTCCTTGTCTCCTGTGGAAAAGAGCATCCACGACGACGAGACTAAGGGATACCACGTAAGACGCCGTGAATTCTCAGAAGCTTTGGAGAGAGCTTACCCAACCGTTGCTTCAAACGCAACAATTGACACAGAGGTAGCTAGAGCTAACCTGGCAGACCAGATAACTTTGATGGATCGTTGGGAAAAGAACTGGCACCGTAAGTACTCTACTGAAGTAACTCGGCACGTACTTGATGATGATGGTAACTATAAAGAAATAAAAAAGTTGGTGCCAAACGGTCGTAGGTATTTGGAAGTTCCTAAAGAGTTCCAACCTCTCGAGTCAGAACCTATTGACAGAAAGGTTAGGTCCTTTTACAGACAGGAACTTCCAATTAGGACAACGCTTACAAGAACCACTACTACTCCGAAACTTAAGCGTGTTCCTAAACGTTCACGCATCAAACCTCCTAGTGCCACTATGAAGCGCAAGGCTACCGAGGCATACTACGCTTCGCTCCACGCAGCCCTTGACAAGGTTTATGGCACTGATCTCTCAAGAGGAAAACAATACAGAATAATGAGAGAAGAATCATCAAACATTGCTCAACGTCTGAGAGAAGTAAACCAAAACAGCATTAGGAACCTCGTTAGATCTAACAAGAAAGACACAACCATGGCAAAATTTACTTTTAATTCAAGAAACCACAAAGAAAATAATGATGCTAATAACAGTGTCTTTTCTGCTATAATTGGTGCAAAGAACAAGTCTTGCGAAACCTGCGGTAAGAAGTGTGCAGACAAGCAAGAGTGTGACCAGAACGTACAAGATCGTCGTCGCCAGCAGGCAGCTGACTCAATGTACAACGACTAAGAAAGAAGACAATGACTACAGACGCAAACGACCTGCCCGGTATTAGACCAGAGGATGTAAAGGTTACGCCTGAACAACAGGCGCAGATCAACGCATACCTTGCCGAGCAAAAGCGTGAAGAAGAAGAGCTTGGTAAGGAACAGCCTATCGAGCTTATGGAATCAGAGTTGATGGATGTATGGCGTCTCTTGCAGGAGCTGCAGTACAAGTACGGCAACCGTCCCGGTACCTTTGCTAATCTCACGTCTCTTCGCAATGAGGCTGACGAGAAGTTCCACGCTCTTGGATTCCAAGTCGTTGTTGACTGGGTTATGCCTGGTCTGATGCAGCTTAACGGTCAAGCATCACCAGAGCCTCCCACCATCACTATCGTTGGTCGTGTCGATGGATCAGAGTACAACCCTGAACAGAACCGTTACGAGACTGGTGCCGGTGTGGCAGACGATTACTACAACGCTAAGCGCAAGTCGCTTGGCATGAGCAACAAGCTCATTCTCCCTGGTCAATAGAGGTAATTATGCGTTGGATCAAGTTCTCTTTCAGAAAAAATGTTGTTACAGCTGCTGACGAGACCTCTGACGTCCATCCGCTAATTAAAGCTATTGATGACGGTCATGAAGTAACGATGATCTATCGTGGTAACAACACACACCCCGATGAAAGAATAGAACCACGCACTGTTATCCCTACACGTGTTGAAGGCGACCATGTTGTTGCATTTGACATTGCTAAGAATGCATGGAGAAAGTTCTTCCCTGGCCAACGACCAGGACCAAGCGGTATGCAAGGTGTTGAAAAGATAGTTAGCACTGCTCCTGCAAGCATCGCACGTGAAGATCTTCCACCAGAAGAAGAGAAGCCTGCAAAGACTTGGAAGAGACCTGCTCCAGCTCCTGCTCCAGCGGCACCTTCTATTCAGAAGTCTGAACCAGGCCCGCCTGTTTGGTTGAACGATGATGCACGTCCATGGGAAACACTACCCGGCTCAGTACAAAACTTTAGAAGCGTTGAGCCAACAGAGGATGAGTACAAAGAACTGCAGGCATTAGATATTGATCCTGCAACGTTTGACCGTGCCACGGTAAAGCGCCTGCGCAACATGGGTGTCAGCCACCTCGAGCTAAAGGATGCTCTTAGCAACCAGGTTAAGATTCCTCTTGAAGATTATGAGACTGCCAGAATCAACAACCCTGATAACCACCTGCAAGCAAAGCAAGAGGCTGAAAGATACCAAACTAATTATTATCAAACACTTATTCAAGAAAACAATCAGGACATGAGCAAGCCTGAGCTCTCACGCTATGCCGGTAGGCCATTCTTGTCAGATGAAAAGCACGACAGTTTGGTAGAGGACTTGTTCGGTCACCACCTTACGCTAAAGAACCTTCCTACTGAGATGTTTGGTTCAATTAATCCTCAATCGTTTACAAGATACCAAGACCCTGATACTATCCCATGGCGTCGTCGGGCAAACGAATGGATTCTGCATGAGTGCTCAAAGCTTTCACCATCTTTAAGAGATTACTTTACTAGTTCAGATCCTGATGTGTCAGAGCCTTTCACCACGCACTATGACACTAACGACCTGCTAAATTCGACAGAACATTCTAAGATAGTTGACACATTATTAAAGCACTATAACTTTAAGATGGTTAACTCTAGAACGGTACGCGATCTTATCATTAACAAAAGAAAGCACAATGCGCTTATTAATATAGCAACAAGCCAGCACTTGCCATGGAGCTATTCTCAGGATCAGTACGAAAGAGAACCTAGGGAGCAATAATGTACAACTCTAGATACGCTAACCAATTATTTATTCCACCTACTGCGGATCCTTTTTCTGTTAAAGATCATTCAAAAAGAAAGTACAGCGCAGTTGAATCTCTATACGTAGGGTTTGATACTGAAACAACAGGATTGCTCAAAGACTTTGAAACGAAAAAAGATCTAGATACTTTCCCATTGTCGTTCGGTATGTGCGTATATCGCAATGGCGTTCACAGCCCAGAAGAAGACCAGCATTTTATTATGTTACCTCCTCCGAAGGTTGACGAAAGTAAGCCTACAAAAATTTTGCTTGATTCCAATGGACGACCAATTAGATCAGAATTGTCTGACGAAGCAGAGAAAGTGCACGGGCTAACCGGTGACCTTCTTGCTGCTAGTTATCAAGGTAGAATTGTTAAAGACAAGACTGGTTCAACTCTGTTGCCTGCATACGAGCACAGCGTAGGAACTGCCAAAGCATTGAGCTTATTAGGTCAATATCAAAAACAAGGTGCAGTGTTTGTTGGCCACAACATTATTAATTTTGACTGGCCTATGATGCTTAGATCACACTTTAGAGCAACCGGTGAATTGCCACCATCAACAGCTGGTTTGAATCTGGGTAATGCTATGCGCTACTCCGCTGACACATTACAGCACGCCAAGGCTATGGGTATGGGTGTTAAGGGGTTTAGAAGAGGCGCTGGTGGTGTCCTTATCCCAGTAAGTGATTCAAAGAGACTTGAAGATCTTTGCCCACACTTTGGTATCCAGGTTGGTGGCCACGCTGCTCTTGGTGACGCTCGTTCATCGGTAGAACTCCTGCTAAAGCAAATCCAGCTGAACCAGGAGGAAAACGCAGCTAGAGGAATTAAGCTATCTAGCGTTGGTCCATCAGGGGTTGACTACAGCATGGCTGGCCCGCACGACCCTAAAGGATGTAACTTCTGCAACCATTTAGACAAGGTAGCAGCCGGTAATATGGATGAAAACGGCAATCACTTGGATAAAGATGTAAAAAAGTCCATTGATGCTGCACGTGGTTGGCACGTTGACCCGTCATCCGCAAAGGGTACCCACCCTATGGCCCCACAACTCGTATTAACTGCTAAGAAAAGAGAAAACAATGCGTAAAGTATCCAGAGCTGACGAAACGTATGATTTTAACTACCATACAGCTGCTGCAGATAGATGCGTCACACCTGGTTGTTACAACAAGCCAGAGGGTAACGAACGCCACTGCACTGATTGCGTAGAGAAGGTTAAGAACCCTACTTCTCGTCCATACGACACTAAGGGTACTACTTCTTCTGCTAAGACAGCTGGTGCATGGCCAAGCGAGACGGATCACAACGCTCACATCTCCAGCATGGAAGAACTCGCAGAGCACCACTCAAAGGGCGTTGCTTGGCACCACGAGCAAGGTGACACGATTCAAGCTGGTCGCCACGCTGCTGCTCTCGCTGCTCTTACTGGCGCTATCGAAGCTTGCAAGATTGCAAGATAACCATGGACTTCAACACTCGTTACGCTAAAGAAAAAGAGTTCTGGGATAAAGAAGACCCAGACCATGGCGATCACGACAAGCTAACATCTGAACAAAAAGCAAAAGCAAAGGCTCGCGCTAAGGCACATGGCCGAAAGTATCCTAACCTTGTGGACAACGCCTGGGCCTCTAAACAATAGGAGATAATATGAATTGGAACCTGCGCTACGCAAAGGACAAAGAAGAAAAGGGTGGCGGTAAGTTTAAGCCGCCAGCATCGGTGCAGTCTGCTGCTAAGCACGCATTGAAGCTGATTGAAGAGGGTAAGGCCGGTGATGGTTTTACTAGCGTAGGTCGCCACCGTGCTCACCAACTTGCTGCTGGTGAGATGGTACCACTCAGTGACATCAAGCGCATGCACTCATACTTCTCACGTCACGGCGTAGATAAGAAGGGTAAGGACTGGGACAACGACAGCCCCGGTAAGGTTGCCTGGCTTGCATGGGGTGGAGACGCTGGTAAATCATGGGCAGCTAGCATTGTAAAGAAGCATGGTGGTGGTGACAGCAAGAAGAAAGAGTCTAGCTACCGTTACGCAGAAGCAGAAGAGAGTCACGACGATTACTGCCGTAACCCTGATGAGCACTGCTCAACGTGTGCACGCGCAGGTTATTGTGAGTGTGGCGTATGTGGCAGAGGTGGTGTTAATAATGGCTTACAAGACATGGAAAGACTACGTCAAGAAGAAAAACGTTACAATGACTAGCTTTAACGAGCGTTATGCTAAAGAAAAGAAAGACCACTACCAATACATCAAGGAACGTGATGGTAAGTGGGTCATTCTACAGAAGGGTACCGGTAAGGTGCTCTCTCACCACGACACGCGTGAGAAGGCTATTGAAGCATTCAAGGCTATGATGGCACACAAGCACGGTAATGTTAGCTTAGATCCAAACGACTGGCGCAACGAGTACTTTAATCTAGACGCAGATTGGTAAACTATGGATTGGCAACGCCGTTACGCAATGAATGAAGATGAGTTCACTAAAGCCATGGGCTATTATTGCAACGTCGGCAACCACTATGTCAATAAAGAACCTGTATGTGATACAGAGGGATGTAAGTGGATAGGTTACCCAGAAGCAGAATTGCTTCTTGGTGATGTAGGCGGTAACATAGAAGGCATTGGGAATAACGATCACTCTCCACTATGTCAGTTCGCTTGTAATGATCACAGATACATTAAGTGCGAAAGATGTGGTGAGGTTACGAACCCAACATACTTTAGAGGTACTAAACTAAAAAAATGCAGAGACTGTCGTCGTGCATTGGGCGAAAGGTAATAAACCTTGCCTAAGATTACTAAAAATAGTAATGCTAATATCCTTAAGGGGCAGCAGGACTTCTTTGAGATTGCAAAGAAATCTCTCAAAGAGAATCCTGAGCTGCCCGATATTGTCACGTTCGCAGAACACCCAGACTTCTTAGGTCGTCGCTTGTATCCACGGCAGAAGACATTGCTTCGTCTTATCTGCCTGGAAACAGAGCACATGACAGACTACGACTACGAAGTTATCGATGAGTGGACAAAGAACTTTGATAGAAATAGCAATGCTATTGGTGTATCTCCAGACATCCTGCAACGTGTTGAGTATCTAAAAGCTAACGGTTACAAGCACTTCCGCGAAGTAATTAACATCACCGGTCGTCGTGGTGGTAAGGGCCACATCGGCGGTATCATTGGTGCATATATTAACTGGGGACTTATCATGCTTGATGATCCACAGTGGTACTACGGTATCGACAAGTCTAAGGACATGTATATGTTCTGTGTGGCCACGAACATCCAGCAGGCCAAGCAGTTCCAGTTTGCTGACTTAGCTAACACGATCATTGACGCCCCGTGCTTCCAACCATATATTGCTGACGCTAAAGAACACTTCCTTGCACTACGTACACCTGCTGACGTGCGCCGCATCGCCGCATTCGAAGCCAGAGGTGTACGCCCTAGCCGTTTGATAGCTAGTGTTAGAAACATGGCAGTAACTAGTAACTCTAAGGCATCCCGTGGTGCTGCCGCTTTCGGCGTTATGTTTGACGAGTTCGCACACATGTTGGCCGGTACCGGTGGTGCCAGAACATCTGAAGAAGTATATAACGCTATTACTCCTGCGCTTGACCAGTTTGCAAAGGACGGGTTTATCTACGTGCCTACGTCACCGTTTACCAAGGTTGGTAAGGCATTCAATCTCTACGAGTCTGCGCTAGAGAATAATGAGGATGGCACCCCTGCATATCCTAATATGATGATGGCACAGCTACCATCGTGGGGGCCTTATGAGGACTGGGATAACCCACGTGCCACTGGTGGTTTTAACTTCCGTGCTGCCCCACAGACATACGATGAAGCTATGAAGCTGCTGGAGAGACGTGAACCAGATGCATTTAGAGTTGAGCGTCTCAGTCAATGGGCTGAAGTTACTGACGCTTACCTCAACCCCAAGATGGTTGAGCGTATGTTTGAACCATTCACTGATGCAAATGGTGAACTGCGTGAGCTGGAAGAACAAACCGAGGGTAGATTTAGTATCGTTTACCAGGGGCACTGTGACCCCTCTAAGTCTGGTGCTAACACGGCAGCAATGATTGGTCACGTAGAAAAGATATCTGACCCTGAAGACGGTGAAGAATGGTACCACGTCATCATTGACTGGATCAAGGTGTGGAACCCTGATAACTATGATGAAGGCCAGATTGACTATGAAGAGATCGAAGAAGAGCTGGTAGATACTCTCTGTAAGTTTAGAACAACTAAGGTATTTTCGTTTGACCAGTACGGTGCGTTCGTTACTCTGCCACGTTTGAAGAAGCGTTTGTTAATGGTGAACCCACCGCACAAGGTAAAGATCCGCGAAGAGAAGTTCACCAGAGAGAGCAACAACAGAAGAGCTGAGCGTTTCAAGTCGGCGCTCGGTATGAATTGGGTGCACTCGTACCGTGACGTGTACGGCCCGGACGGAACTAGCTTGTTGGAACAAGAACTTAAGTTCTTGCAGGAAGTAAATGGCAAGGTAGATAAGCAGAAGTTTGGTCCGATCAGAACGTCAGACGTTTCTGACTGCCTTATGGTTATTGTAGACCAGTTGCTAGAAGATAACTTTATTAAGCTAGAAATGCGCGAGCGTTTGAGTAACACAGAACTATACCCAGGCGCACAGGGTGGATACCACACGCAAAAGGGTGGCAACGAACCTGTTACTGCTCGAGACCGTCTGAGAGTATTTGGTGCTCAACGTTCACAAAGAGATTACGGGGGTATGTCCCGTGGAAAACCAGGTAGACGATGAACTGGTCTATTAGATACGCTATTGATCAACAGAATGAATCAACCAGAGAGCCTGTGAATAATACATTATCAGAACAAGATAAGTCTCAATTGCTTGAGATGGGTACAGACTTAAACAGTAAAGTTCATAAGTTTACTTCAACTAAGGCAACTGCTAGACCTAAACCCAATGCTTCTGATGAAGAATGGGCAAACCATTTAATGCCTGGTGGATTCCATAACTATATAAACCCAAATAAAGACTCTATTACTAGTGACAATCATGAACTAGCATTACAACAGAGAGCAAAATATAGTATTTTGTTGAATGGAACATACGACCCTCAACATGGTTGGAGTAACCCTCAGCAAAATACAGCTGGTGCAAAGGTTTTATCTAGAATAGCTCGTTCTCAAACAACAGATGAAGTTTATGATACTCAACATAGTGATGAAGATAATGGTCCATTAGAAGATAGAGCCTTGCATTTTCTAACCAATAATGCTCCTAAAGAGAATGTCCCCGAACTACACAGAGGAATTTCTTTTAGAGGGTCAAAAGATGACTTGTTAAAAAAATTTGCAGTTGGTAGTGAATTTACTGACCAGCATAGGTCATATAGTGCCGATAAAGAATACACTAAATCTTGGGCTATTTACGATCCTATGACATCGGGAGCACCAGACTCAGTCCGCTCAGGTAATATACCAGTAGTGTTTCACACCCCAGCTAAAACACAGGCCGTACAAGTATCAACATTGCCTAGTGCAGTTCATGAACATTTTAATCATTCAATTGCTCAAGAATATATTCATTCTCCCGGTAAATTTAGAGTAAAAAAACATGAAATTGATAATGATGGTGTTCATCATATACATATTGAACAAACTCAAGTTGGTGGAGTAAGACAAGAAATGCCTCAAGAACAGCAAAAAATTTATGATGTAGGAAGGGCATAATGAAAAAAATGTTAGAGAAAATGAAGAATCAATGGGCACCAATAGTGACTGCTGATAACTTTTACGATAAAAAGATAGCGTCGTCTAATATAAATTGGTCTATTAGATACTCAGCAGATAGAAGAAGCTTGCAAGAGATTAGCGAAGCACTGCCCGAAGACTGGCAGATAGTTGCGCACGGTAGAGCCAGCAATACACACTGGTTTACCAGAGATTTTGAAAACATTATTCAAGATCGCATTATGGATGGCGTTATTCTAAAAGACGTTAGCCCTATCACTAGACCTGACGTAGTTAAGTTATATAATCACAAGACGGGTAACAGCGCGTTGGTGTACGCCCACCCGCAAAGAATACACACAGATAATTTTGTAAACACTGCGTGGAGCGAAGATTATTGGAACTTCAAACACCACAAAGATGTAATTAATGATATGTTAACTACATTAGATCGACCAGAGCTGAAAGCTGGTAAGACACCACATGTACTTAACCTAGTTAGAAACACACATCCAGACGCAATAACGAATTACTCAGCGAATAGCGGTGTATTAGCATGGACAATGAACGATCAATCACCAGATGTTTTTATCCCAGCGCCATCAAAGTTTACTAGTGAAGCAATAGATAGAAGAAGAAAAAATACTTATGATCTATCAAGCAATAAGAGCCACTTTGTCAACAGAGACACAGTAATTAATCACCTCATTCACGAGATTGGCCACAAGCACATGGTTAAGAATGATTTAGCTATGCAATTCTTAAGACTACAACGTGTTTTTGCTACAAAAATTAAAGGTTATACACCAACTAGCAATTCTGAACATAACGTTGCAATGTATAATAAAATAACAGCGCCAAGTGCATACGCTGAAAAAAATTTCGCTGAGAACTACGCAGAAAGTTATGCGCAGTGGCACGGCCCAGAACCTAAGCCAACACCATTCGTATTGTACGCAGGTAAAAGACTAGGCTGGACTATCACGCCTAAGATTAAAGATTACGCCAGTAAAATTGGATTTAATTTAGATTAAGTCGTCGTTGACTTCTTTAATAGCAGTTAATTGCTCAATGGCGCGCTCGAGCAAGCCAACCATGTTTACTTTTTCTTCCAAGTAATAAATAACCTGATCAAAGGTCATATTCATTTGCTCACACAGTATGTCAGCTGCAGCTTGTAGCATGGTAGCATAGTAATCAATGACAGTATCTACTGCCTCGATCCCGGCCTCGGCAGCTATCATGCTCATCTCGAGGTCGTTGTTTAATTCATTAAATAATTCATCCATTATTTTCCTTAGTTAAGTAAAGCGTGTACGGTGATGCACCAATATTGTTCTCCTGTTATTGCCTCCCACATTGCTATGTTTTCATGTTTCTTCCACTCTGCGCCAGGTACGGCAGCCTTAGCTTTATCTAAGCTAGCATAGAGACCTGAGATCTCCATACTATTGTAGCTAGTGTCATAGAGCAATGCATAAACTAATTCCATTATCTATCAATCCCTGTTTGGCCGATGTTAGCTTGACTAGCACTGTGTATACCAGCTTGGAAGCCAGAAGTAGAAGCCAAAGAACGCTTGCTTTGAGGCTTGCGGTCGATAGATTGGAAGTACTGCTCGACAGCATGCTGCTTGTTGGCGACTACAAGCTCGACAGACTTGTTATGCGTTTCTTTAATGACTTTAGACTTAGACTCTCTAAGTCGGTCACCAATACCGATAGCATAACCGCCGAAGAAGCTCTTGACCCAAGTCTTATTAGTAGCATACTCGTTATGCTCTTCGAGAGCGTTACGCATCTGAGACACCATGTCGAGCGACAGCATACCGTACAGAGCAGTAACTATCTTGATGTCGCTATCGAAGCCATACAGCATAACGTAACCGTCGCCGCGCAATACTTTACAGAAGTTATGCTTGGCAATATAGTTAAGCAAGATAGCTTTGTCGATAGCCCATGGGCCGGGGTTATCTATACGCATAGATACAACACCACCAGTGCCAGTGTGCTGATTGATCTGAGCTTCCTCGATCTGATACTTAGTGATTAACTCTTGAGCCATACGTTGAGCGTTCTCTGCTTCGCCACCAACACCTTGGTCAGCTAGACGCAAAAGCTTCTCAACCTTCTCAATTACATCGGATAACTTACTCATATGTTCCTCCTTTATGAGATAAGTATACTACACGGCGGGGCATTATTCCTCCTTCATCAAATACAATACCTCCTTTAACTGATATTCAATGCTAATTAATGATTGATTCATTTGTTCTAAACAATTGGATACAGTTTGGGTATGCTGTTCTAGCACCTGCATCATAATGTGCATCAGCTCATTGTTGGTTGCCATAATGTGACCTCCTAGTTAAGTGTTTCGGATAGTTCGTTCATTAGGATATAGTAGTTCTCCATTTGCTCGTTCATAGCAATCAATGCTTGTTGGTACATTGCCAACGACGACTCGTATATTTCTGGGTCAAGAATACCCTTATACGAATCGTATATTTGGAAGCCCTCTAAGATATTGTCTAAGTGCTCGCCAACCTCAACTAGTTTGTTAAGGATCTGGTTAGCCTGGTGAATACGGACTTCACTGCTCATGTGCATATGTTGCCTTCGTGTTGCTTAGTTACTTACTGCATGTAAAACGATCGCACTTCGTCGATCTTGCTGATTAGATCAGTCTTGATTGATTCTTCCATGTCCTGTTCATCAATAGCTGACATTACGTCATCCATGATATCAGTAACAAGGGCATCATAATGCGGACGCATCAATTCGCTAAGACGCTCTAATTGTTCATTTGAATAGTTGATAATTCACCTCCCTTCAATTTCATGTAATACTAGGTGTTTGTAATGTGAGGAGTTAGTTTTTCTTACGCAAGTGGTCGATCTCCATTGCGAAGATTGTAGCTGCGAAACTTACTCCTGCCGCCAAGCCGTTCCACCAAATGTGGTGTGCCAACGCAAGGTAAAGGTTGAGCGCGAACGCAACGGCATTCATGATTACATACTTCATATTATCTCCTTAATTAATAAGCTCTTTGAGCTTATCCATGTCTACTCCCAAACGTGCAAGCTCTGATAACTGCTTGTCTACGTGGAAGTTCTTTGTGCTAAGCGTGGAACTCCCGAGCGGGCACTTAACAATGATATGAGCACCATTGCTACGCATGTCTAAGCCGTAGCGGGACAATGCCCTGACGAGACGTTGCGTCTCCTTATTCTTGATACGTCGAAGACTTCTCTCCGTAAGCTTCATGTTATTCCTCCTTCATTCCGGTTACACTGTAACCTTTTTCTACTACAAACCAGTCGTCATTCCATCCGTCTACCCAGTCCGGACTTGATTCGTCTGGCTCAGGGTAGTTGGTGTACAACCAGTCCCACCCTTCCTCGAACGAATCGAACTCGATACCATCGAACAGGATGTTGTTCATCCAGTCACGGATAATGAACTTCTTCCGTGGCTTTTTTCTTACTGCCGTTGCCATTATTCTTCCTCCAACATATCGATTACTTCGTTGAGCTGGTCACACCGATCTAGCAAATTCTCAATCACTAGCATAGCTTCTATCATGTTTGTTGGCGGTGTAATACCATAATCACTTAATTGTATTTTAGACATACTTTCTTACTTTCTTATACTTGAAACGTTGCTTGGGTGACATGCCACCATAAATACCAGTTTTGATACTGTTATCTAATGCATAGTCAAGGCAATCTTGTTTGACTTTACAAGCATTGCAGATTGCTAACGCTTTTTTAAGCTGTGGTGTTGTCTCTCCTAATTCTAGGAAAAAGATATTGATATCTTCACCACGACAATTAGCTTGCTCACGCCACATTTCATTCTTCATACTGTCTCCTTACTTTCTTCATCGTTTTCTTTGTCTGGTCTTGGACAATCTGAGAACCAGTCTTCTTCATCATTTATAAAAGCACAAATGCATTGATCTTCTTTATCCCTAACGGTATAGTCTGCATGACATCCAGGGATATCCCATGATTCAACTTCTGTTAGACAATCATCTTCGTATTGTACTATACCTCCCCATCCTTGTTCTTCCTCATAACACCATTGGAACTTAATAGTATCTAAATTATTTTTTTGGATGACTTCAACAAGCCCATACATAATACCATCGGGTGCACTCCATGCTGTAGCGAATTTATAACCGATCTCATGTACTTTGTATTTGTCATCGTCGAGTGTAGAATAATACATATCAGGGTCACTAGCTTCCCACTTAGTACCCCAGTTCCTGATGTTCCAATCGTACCAATGATTGCTTGGATGTTTAATCCGTTCTTCAAAGTCTTTGTACTCAGGCTGTGGACCATTGTATTCATCCCAGATATCTTCTTCTGGTGACCTCACACTATAGAAATTAAATACTTGATTCTGATGCACACCCTTAGCTAATTGAATAAGATGAGGCATGTCAAGCAGTTTCTTTAACTTGTACAAGTCATCTTCACTACCTGTAAAAGTTACGTCGTTATATACCCAATTAGGCATTGTTACCCTTCCTGTACTCGTTCATGGTCTGGAGACCACTATCTAATGCTACGAGGATTGTTGGAATGTCTTCCTCATCCAAGCCTAATGTATTGCCGTTAATGTCAACACCACCAGTGATGATGATGTCACCAGCAATAGCATCGGTCATACCGTATTCGTTAACCCACAACGCAGTGCCAAAGTGATTCCATTGGATGTCGTTGATGAGTTTGCCTTCGTCATCAATCCACATCTCAGCATTGATGCTAGGTAGACGAACACAATCAAATGTGCCGCCACCAATGGCTTGCTTGATAGTGTCATACGACTTTGACTTGTCAAACTCGATGATGTTGATGTCGTTACCTGAGGTAACTGTAATTGCATATGTCTGCATGATATCTCCTTACTGGATAGGTTGAGTGGGCCCGTTGAGATTCAGGTGGAACCCATACCCAAGACCCCGTTTAATTATTAATGGTGTTAGGTCCCTCACCATGCACAAGCTTCAAACCTTGTGCTGCGTTGTTGTTATTCTGGCCAGGCCATTGGGACTTCAACCCCGTTGATATTAATTGTGGGAACTACTGGAGTTGATGCTTCTTCAATTCCCTTAATGATACTTGACAACTTAGACATGCTCTCAGAAGATACGTCAAAGCCTTCGTGTTCATCTTGATGAATTACTATGGTATCTTCATTGCCCAAGTCAATCTCAAAAGGCAGAGACTCAACGTGTGCTGCAACATCAAACTCTTCTACTGGTTCAGCAGTAGAGTTCTTAATCTTGTGAAAGTTGAAGTGCGTATAAGCAGGCATTGGATTGCCATAAGGATTCATGTATGTATCCTTAGAACGATTGAGCATCTGCTCTAGGAACCAAGCACGTGATGCATTAGTGTCAGTGAACATCGCGCATGCTTGGTTGACCATGTCCTGAATGAATGCTTTAGCTTCGACAGGATTGTCAAAACCAAACATACCAATGATGCGTTTGGCACGCTGCTGACCAGTCCAAACACAACGTACAGTGACTGTACATTCGCCTGGGCTGTTCAAACGGCTAACCGTGAACGCAACGTCAAGAACATCACCGGTTCGGTTAGACAACCAGTTCTTCTTGTCGGGTGTTGGAACCCATACCAGCTTGTTAGGCATGATATACCTTTCTTACTAACTGCCACTTATCCAGCGTGGTAGGCAGTGTGTACCCACGCTTTCTCTTTGGACTTAAGAGTCCAAGTCTTCTTCGTCGTCGTCAGAACTTAGTATGTCTTCGACGATTCTCATTACGAGTTCTTCTTCATAAGTTAGACGATCGCCACAACGAGGACAATACACACAACTGTATGTGTTTAAAGAACGTTTGACTATACCGTCTTCAATGATAGGAACGCTTTGTATGCGTTCAGTTATGTGCTCAACGCAATCCATGTTACACCTCCTCTTTCTCTGGCATGTGGCAGTCACCATTCTCAATGAGTGCCGTAGCCATACGACCATAGTGTCCTTGTAGACTCCAGGCCATACCGTTATCGATGAGCTCTTGAAACAACTCTACGGTTTCTTCCCAACCAAGTTCATCCTGCTCATAAGCAATGATCTTACTAGTTAAATCCATGTTAGTTATCTTCCTTGTGCTTCATGCCGTACTCTTCTACGGCATATTTCTTAGCTTCTTCAATCAGCTCATTTGACATCTGAACAAACTCTTCAGGCGTCTGTGGCAATGACTTTTTAAAGTCATTACCAAATAAGATACCAATTGAGTCAACAATAGTAATCATGTTCTGTACCATCTCAGAGTTGGCCATGATTGCATTAACTACTGTAGTCTTGAATGTATCTTGATTGATAAGAACTTCAAGCTCAACTGGTATCTCATTGGTAATTTGCATGCGATGCATCTCAAGCGTAGTTTGAACGTGCATCATTACCTTAGTTAATAACTCGAGTTGAGCTAACTGCTCTTTGATAATCTCGAGCTTTACTTCATCTGACATGTATTCCATATGTATCTCCTATTACCAGATACGTCCCCTAGGATGCATCTTCATATAATTTGTTACTGTTTCTGGTTGCTCCGGGATTGGTGCACCAGGGTAATTGCTCAGCTGTTCAAGCACCCATTTTTCTGCGTTGAACTCATTGTTAGAATCATACATGATACTAGCAAGACCTAACAAGTTATCAAGAAATGATTTTGCAACCCATGATGCCTTGAACTCACGCTTCAATAAAACTGTGTTAGCAACCTTAGAGCCGTTTACAGCTTTGCGTACCAACAGCACAGCGTTCTTATTGACAAGCCCGCCATACCGTCCGTACTCAATAGTAAATGACAAGTTAATGTTAGCACACCATCTTGGATTTACCTTAGCTGTTGCTACTTGATTGTTAATTGAATCATCATAGCGTGTTGACCAATTCACCATCCTTGACATACTTATTCCTCCTTCTTACTAGGTATTGCCTTGTTCATTAGAATAGCATCGATATTATCTTCACCAACAATGCCAGGCATATCATGACTAGCTACCTGAGTCATCTGTCCACCGTTTTCTTCAGCAAACTTACGAAGCATCTCTTCAAAGTACTGATTAAACAGTGGTACCTGACCTGGTTCATCAAAGTCAACTTCGATGGTCATTGTCCGTCCGTCAAATTTACCTGTGATATTCATTATTATTCCTCCTCATCTTGGCAATCGCAACCGGGTGCATGCCATGTTTTTTCTGCTAACTTTTCACCGTACAAGTGAACAGATATTGATTGGAGCTCAGTCATAAAGATACCAAGCAATTTCTTACCGATATCAGATAGTTCTGAGATGCGCTCACCAACCATGCTAATTAAATCGGGATTGTTAACCTCATCCCAATTAGCACTTGCTTCATCAAGCCAAAAAATAATCTTGCTGAAGTCTAAAAATAGGTCTTTCATCACACCTAGCGTCTCGCCGTAGCGAATACGATCAGTTGACTCGGTACCTAATGCGGAAAAGAATTCATCCTGATCCATTGTTTTCCCCTTATATCTAGTGGGTGTACGGGCAGTTGTTACGTCATACCCAGGACGAATAGTTTGGTCTTCCTCAAAACCATTACAAAACGTTAACCAAAGTGCTGGTTACCCACACCAATACTAAGCAATTGGAAGCTCCCATCTATTCAGTAGGTTTCAGGTTACCTTCATACGCTTCCCCGTATGATGAGTCCGTGTTGCATCACATCGCGCATATGCTGTCCATGCAGACACAAGAGAGGGGGCAGTTTAAACACATACCCAGGTGCTGAGCGTCTTCACCAGTACACGCGCTCACTTGCACGATGGTTCCTCTACCTTCCTACCAACAAGATGGATTCTCTCGCTCCTCCGCGTGTGTTCTTTACGGCATCCACCATTTTCCGACATGAGCTTCCCCTCATGCTGAGATAGCAGTACGTTGCTAGCGGGTGGGTGCTTCGTCCAGCGCCACCATTGGACCGCGCCTATGCACACAACGAAGCATGCATAGGCTCACCACGTTTTTAGTCGGTGGCCGTGACTATAAGGGGACAGGTTTAAGGAGAGCCTCCGTTCCTACATGAGCTTCCCCTCATGCTGAGTGTGTTAACTTATAATCTCATAGGATCATATTCCGGTACATCATAAGTAACAACAGCTCCCGTACACACAACAAAGCATGTACGGGATCATCGATTAAGTCGATGAGACTACCACGTTTTAGTCGGTGGCCGTGACTATAGTGGCCAGTTTTAAGTGTTCTTGGCAACCACTACACAAGCTTCCCCTTGTGCTGAGACTTTAATAGGTAGTATCTGTCTACCAGTACACAGTCCTATATACTGCAAGTACCATGTAAGCATGCGCCCTCTCTACATCATCGCAATAGGTATCCCTGCTTTTTAGGCGAGTCGAAAAACGCCGGATAGGGTTTAACGCCACCCTCCACCACGTCACACGAACAACACCAAACAATAAATGCTTGGAGTTAGTTCGTAAGAGCTAAGAGACTATAAGTCAAGCGCAGTACGGGCTGCCGCAATCATATTCTGATAAGAATCCATAGTGGTAGCATTAATGTTGACTTTATCAAATTGACCTGCCATGAACTCAATAGTATCAATAAGTTCTGAGCCGACGCGCTGATAGGACTTAGACTTGAACTTAAAAACACTAGCCTTATCCTTGATATCATCAATCATGTTATCGAACTCGGTTACCATGTCGAGGAGACGGAGAGCAACCTCCCTCATCCCCTCGACATTGTCAAGCTCGTTGATCTGCTGACGGATGTCATCAGCCATCTTCTTTGAATCTTTATTAGTCATTGTATTACCTTTCTTACTTACGGTAGTGGTCCTGGTGACCACATGTTTCGGTTGTGCCCTCACAATAAGGGCTGTGGTTTTGGTGCATGGTAAATGGTTCACCAAGCACCTCAACTGACTCAGCCATGAACATGTCATAAAGCTGATTGAGCTTATCAGTAATGACCTTGACTCCGATTGGGAAGGCAATCGTAATCTCCTTCATGTCCGCCGGAGTACTGTTGGGATTGAGGAGCGTACGCATGACGTCCTTAAATGGCTCAAACAGCTCGCCAGTTTCTACTGCCCAGTCCTTGATCTTCTCAAGGAATACAGCATGTGCGATACGAGCCTCAGCTGCATCGTCAAGAGTTACATCAAGTTCAAAGTTATCCATTGGACATTCCTTTGTGGTTAGTGGTGCATCCCATTTGATACACCAACTGATGCCTGGGGGTCATTGCTGACCCCCAGACAAAAGTATTAGTTGAACTGACCAAGCAAAGCCTGGCGAATGTAACCAGCAGGCTTGTTGATAAGCTTGCCACGCTTGAACATGGCAACGGCTTCTTCAACGCTAGGAACCATGATCATGCGGTGCTTCTTGAGAAGCTTGGCACACATGATAGCTAGCTGGTTGTTGAAGCCGCCGTAGTTGTTGTTGACGCAACCGTCAGAGATCCACACCATATCCTCGTTGAATTTACGGTGACGGATACCCCAAGTGAGAGCAGTACCGTCGACGCCGTTACCGCCGCCGCCGATGTGACCGATCTCCTTGACACGCCAGCCACGGTTGGCAAGGATCCAGGCGTTGGGCTCGTCTTCGCCCACCTCGCTGTACGCAAGAATGAGTGAAGCAGGGCAAGCCTGGATGATATCGTTGAGATCCTGCTCGCTGAGGCTCATTGAGCCTGAGATGTCAACAATAACAACACCGCCCTTGGTCTTGACCTTGCGCGTAAAGATGCGACGACCTGGGTCAGTCAACATACGCGATGGGTTACCAAGGCGACGACCGACGTCAGACGAACGCTTCTTACGACGCATGTAGCCCTCGACCTCGACAGTCAATGGCAAGTCGTCAGCGATACGCAGAGGACCGAAGCCACTGGCATCGTCAGGGAACTCGAAGAAATCATCGATGTCGTCAGTATCGAGAGGACTATTCTTGTTGTTTAACTGACCACGCTGGAGAGACTCATCGTCAATCTCACCATAGTTAGCAGCACGGTCGTCTTCGTCCTTGCGCTGCACAGCCTTGATGTCGTCAGGAGCGTAGTTACCGTTGGACAAGTACCCGACGACGTCATTGGCTGCGTACAACGCATGACGAAAGCCTGCAGGACCCATGACACCGTGACCGTAGTCGATAGGTGTAGTGCTACCTAAACGACGAGGGTTGTCACTGAAGTTGCTGTGAATGCGCTTGCTGAGCTTGCGCAACACCTTGGACCAGTCAGGGTTGACTGATCGTACACCAGCAGCGAACGAGTCGAAAGCCTTGGACTCTGCGTTAAGCAGCGTGAACTGCACAGCATCGTCCCACGCTTGTGGCGTGTTGGCAGTCGCAAGTCGTCGACCCTTGGTCTTCTCGGAACCGTCAACCTCTTCCTCCATGCCACGAGCAACAGCGAACTGCTCGGTCAATGCATTAACACGAGCATGCTCTGCAGCACGCAACAGATTGGGACTTAAGCTGTTGTTGTACTCCTTGGAGATCTGACCGTAGAACTCAGGGTCCATCGGTGAGATACGCGCACGAACGAGTTGGGTCAGCTGCACACGCTGGGAATGACTGTCCCCCCGAAGAGGGACAGTCATCACACCAGCGGTGAAGTCAACACCAACACCGAGGTCGCCGTGTGAGTCGACAACGTCCCATGAGATGGGCGTCTCGACATCGTCACGGAAACCGGTAACTACCCCGGGAAGAGGTAGGATTTCGTTGTTGTTGTTGACCTCGGACATTAGAGCGTCACCGCTGGGTCCAGGGTACCGACCTGAAGCGCCGAGACGATCGAGTTGGCCAGCTTAACACCGAACACCATGGTAGCTGCACGCATTGGCGTGAAGTTGGGCGAACGACGCAAGGTCTCGAAGGCGTGGAACGCACGAAGCGAAGCACGACCATCAGCCTTACCAGCCACAACCATAGCAGCAAGCTGCTGGAGTTCTGGTGGCAACGCAGCGACCAAGGCAGCTGGGTGAGCAGCGTCAATCTTGATGGAAACAGGGAAGCGGTCCTTGAGAGCCTGAGGCAGCTCGTCAGGGTGCTCGATGTTGGACGTCATGATTGCCGAGAAGCCAGGCAACGGACGGTACATCTCACCGGTGAACGGGTGCATGTACGACGCAGAAGCCTCGCTGTCAAGGAAGGCAAGCAACGTAGCGAATACGTCACCGCCTGCCTTGTCGATCTCGTCAACGACAAGACGACCACCCTGGATACCGTTACCATTCCAAGCGCGCAGAGCAGCACCAGGCGTGAACCCGAAACCACCCTGCTCGTTAGGCAGGATAGCACCGGACACGTCGGCATTGGTCATGTCCTCGGTGCAGATTAGGCGGAACGCACCGCCTGCAACGTCACCGTGGTGCATGGCCGAGTACGTCTTACCGATGCCGGGAGCACCGATAAGAAGCACGCGGTTGATGCCTGCTTCGATGACATCCTCGAAGTCGATCCAGCATTGTGGAACGGGGATGCCGAGGTAAGTGGCTTCAGCCATGTTAATCTCCTATGGGTTGTTAACGATGCATAGGTTGCACCGGGACACTGATTTGTGTACCAGCACTGCATGTGGGACTCGAACCCACGTTTACCACTATATGAGTGGTCGCTCTACCCGTTGAGCTAATGCAGTCACCCCTACTTAGTTAGCAGGATTGAACCCGAAGGGTCGGGTGTTGTTTGACGCCTGGATAGTTACTTCACCCAGGCGCTTGTTGTGACGCACGCTGCACGTCTTGTAACCACGCTTACGTGCAACGGCACGCAC